CTATCCTGCGATTTCGCTGATATCGAGGTCCGGAACGGCGTCTGACCAAACCACCTCGGCATGCTCCTTTTGATAGTTTTTCGTCATCTCCTCGCTGGCGTGCCCCGCGATCCTCTGCCCATCCTTTCCGGCTTTCTTGTACAGGTGCAGCGACAGCGCCCTGACTTCGTGGAAGCCCGGCATCTCTTCTTCCTTCCAGCCCTTGTAACAATCCGCCGTCTCTCTGGCCTCCTTGAACGCCCGGGTCAGGTAGCGTTCCTCGATCTTGGTCCAGTGCTCTTTCGTTTCCGCCTGCTTCTGCTTTTTACGATCTGGCCGGCGGTGCACCAGGAATGGCGAGGCGATGTTGTCGCGGCACTTGCTGATGACTCGCTGCAGCTGCGGCGTGACCCTGAACCGAATCCATGCGGCGTCGCTGGCCTTGGCCGTTTTCTGCTGGACCACGTACAGGAAGCCATCCTTCACGTCCTCGAACTTCATCGCGACGATGTCGGTGCGGCGCTGCGCAGTGATCAGTGCCAGGTCGATGGCATTCTGCAGCCAAACAGGTGATTTCTCGCGTATGGCCTTGAGTCCCTCGACCGTGTGGCGCTTGCGGGTCTTTTTCTCGATACGGCTGATGGTGCTGGTCGCCGGGTTGTCCGGACACAGGCCCTTGGCGGCGGCGTGATTGAAGATGTCGATCAGCAGCGCCCGGCACTGGTTGGCAGTCCGCGGCGTCGCCCCGTCCAGCATCTCGGCCACCATGCGGATCGATATCTGATCCACTGCTTTCCCTTCGAACTGCTTGCGGAACCGGCGAAAGTGCACGGCATACAGCCCGAGTGTCCCTTTGGAGAGCTCGCGCGGCGGCAGCACTTTCTGTTCGTAGTCATCGAGGAACGTGGTGAACAGCTCAGGTGATTCGCCCAGCACAGCACCAACCAGGTCGGCGCCCTGCATGAATGCCAGGTTCAGCTGCTTCGCCGCGTCTACCGCCTTCACCCGGTCGGTCCCGAACTGGAACCACTTCCCATCCGTGGGTCTCCGGTACCGGTACGTGCCGCGCCGGTCGTCCAGGTACAGGTTCTGCGGCAAGCCTTTGTTCGACTTGTTGCGCGGCCGTGGGACCATCATGCAGCTCCTTTCAATACCATCGCGACGAGTTCGTTGCCGGCCGACTTGTTGAAAGCGGCCCAGTCGATATACCAAAGTTTCCCGATCTGCTCGCCCGGAAGCTTGCCGTCTCGGATGTAGTTGCGGATTGCCTGGGGGCAGGGCGGTGTGCCGTTCTCGCCCCAGCGCCGGCGTTGAAACTCGCTGATCTTGATCAGTTCGCGCTTCATTGGATACCTCGGGGGGTCTATGCGGGGTTGAGTGGCTGGGTTGCTTCATGAGCCATTGCGGCGTCAATGGCCTCTTCGCGAGTTGCGTACCAGTCAGTAGGCGAAGCATCGCCATACTCGCCGACGTGAGCGCGCCACTTGCCGAACATGCGAGCAACCCAGTTGCCTTCGATGCTTGTCCACCGATACCGCTCCGCGTCCTTACGCAGCGCCTCATTCTCGGACTTGAGGCCCTCGATGTAGTCGATTGCACGCGACACACCAACAAGCGATAGAGCTTTCTCTGCAGAGTCGCAAGCCTCCATCAGACCAGTATCAGGACCAGCGATCCCCCCAGAGGTGCGTGCGCAGAATGTGAGCTTCTTGCATGCCTCACCAAGAGCTGATATCCCTCCTTTGAACGTGACCAGATCTTCTTGTAATGCTTTGTTTTCAGCCTTCAAGGCCGTGATCGAATTCTTCCTGTCTCTGGCAGCCAGATAATTCTGTTTCAGGTCGTTGACCATCCCAAGCAATGCGTCTCCGTCGTCGTCCATGTCAGCGCCTAGAGCTTCGCCGATTGCGCCAAGGTCTTGGCATGCAGCAACGAGCATACGCTGGCCGCGCTCTACTTCTTTAATCATCTCCGACACTGCGGCAGGGTTGGCGGCTGCAATGAACTTGAGCGCTGCGTAATAGGAGCCTTCCTCGACATCGCTACCTGAATCAGCATCCAGCAGGTGCCGCGTATAGCCGTCATCTTTGAAGTACAGGGAGTCGTTTTCGTTTATCCACGGGCCAGGTGGAGCAGCCTCAGCCAGCTCTTTCAATGCTTGAAGATTGTCTACAGACATAGCGATACCTCGCCCGCCGAACACCGGCAGGCTCTGTGATATGGGAAGTTTGCGTTGTGGGTCGCCCGACGAGAGAATGAGCGCCCAACATGGAGTGATGAATGAAACGGATTCTTTGGGTTTTTCTGATAGTCGTGGCCGGATTTGTAGTCTCGACTTCGCCAGTCATCAAGCGCTGGACCGGTGATTACATGGCGCCGTTGAGTGCTACGCCGCAAGCTGCACCTGTCTTGCAGCTGGGCGCCAAGCCAACAGCGATCACTTTCAAATGCGACGGGCGCAAGTATTGTTCGCAGATGACGTCCTGCGCCGAAGCAAAGAGCTTCTTGCAAAACTGTCCTGGGACCGAAATGGACGGTGATGGAGACGGCGTCCCTTGTGAGTCGCAGTGGTGCAAGTAGGCATGCCGTACACCGGCAGGCATGTGGATAGATGGGGAAGGGGGCAGTTACCGCTTCGGGTTTAACCGGTAGCCAGCTGTCGACTTGGCTGGCATGAGTCCTTTGTATGTCCTACGGTCTTTCGACAGACAGGAGGTTATATGCGACTTCGAGGACCGAAATTTAAACAGTGGGCGAGCAGCGAACTCAGCCCTTTTCGCCACTCTGTGATCGTATGGTCGGGGGTCCAAGTGGACGTTCAGGTCAAACTCTCTGACGGGGTGACGATGATTTTCATCGGTGTATACGCGAACAATGGCGATCGCATTTTCGAAGAGTGCTATGGCACGCTCCATAAGGACCATCAAACGGCGGTAACTTGGTCCTTGTATATGGCGGAACAGGCAATGAAAGCGCATGTAAATCAGGCCGGATGAATTACCGCGGGCCTGTGGTCATCCTGTCACCCGCTTGAATTCGACGCCGGGCGCCAAATAGCTCCGGTTGTAAATAATGGATTCGATGGTAGCTACGCTCACGCCAAACTCGGCCGCAAGATCCTTAACGCGCGCGCCGCGTCTTCGCCCCGTACGAATCGCCACCGCCTGGCTACCAGTCAATTTGGCACTGTGGTGATTGCTCCCGCCGAGGTAGGTACCGTGTCGTTTTCGATCCTCGGCATTTTCAGCATTGGTGCCGTATTTCAGGTTTTCGGGGGAGTTGTCCGACGGCACGCCGTTCAAATGGCGAACTACTAGGCCATGGGGGCATGGCCCGTGAAAAGCATCCGCCACTAGCTGGTGAACACCTACGGGCCGAGACTTCCCGGTCGGCAGCATGATCGAAGCCGTCCTGTAGCCCTTGCTAGTAGTCTGCTGTGCAAGTTCATACATGAAGTCAAGATCAATGGTTGAAACTGATCCTCGCTGAGTTCCTTTACCCCGACGACGGTGAGAAAACACCCGGCCGTCATCTGTTGCTGAGTATCCGGGAAATGAAGGGCACGGCTTCATTGCTCTACCCTTCGAAAAGAAACGCACCAGACCCATGGATTAGCGTCCCAAGACTCAGGGCCGTTGATGGATTGCCACAGGTCGCGCCAAGCGCTCAGCAGCGTAGGCCTGGCGCCAGCGCCTGAGCCCGCATGACACATGTCATACCGTTCCTGCCCGTCGGCTAGCGCATCGAGATCGATGCCCTCGGCTTCGATTTGCGCATCGCTGATGTCCTGCAGCCGCTCGACGCGTACGTCGGTGATCTCCAGCAGGATGCGGCACGCCCAGCGAGGCATAAAGATGCTGGGCCGCCACCTGATTTCGCTTTCTTCACCCTCCCAGCACGGCAGTGGATCGGCTCGGTAGACGATCTCCGTCTCCGCGCGTTCTGCCTCAGGCACGTTTGCCTCGCGATAGTCATTGATGAAATGCGTCTCGCGCAGCCAAAGCCGGTCGCCGGGTCTGCCGTATGGGCATTCTGGATTTGGCTTCGTCACGTCAGGGTTGCGAATGAAAGGCTGGCCCAGACCATAGCTGCCGATATCGGCCCTTGATCGCGGCTGAACCTTCACCGTCCGCCGCGTGATTGTCTTCCGGCCTTCCTGGATGGCACGCACCATCGGCGCCGAGAACAGGATCGGTCGTTCTTTTATTGCGGACACATTGATCTCCTCGCCGCATACGCAGCAGGCAACTGGGATAGGGGTACCGGCATGAATGTGAAAAGAAGTGAGAGTTGAGGGCGCGCTTTGTGGCGCCATCTGCCCAAGATTTCTATACAAAAAAATGTCTATGTATAGGTTTTGCGCCATACTGATGAAGGGTGAAACCGGCGTGAGACTGCACGCTTATCAGCTATGCCAAACACCGAGAATTATCATGAATCCCAATGAGGATTTTCGTTTCCACTCACATCTACTTCTCGTGGAATTAGATGCTGCGACAACCAAATTGATGATGTTAGTCGTGGCTGGTGAGCTCTCAGGCAACCGGTGGGATGAAGCTCTCGCTCTCCAGAGCTCGGCCTATGAAGCCTGGATGACTGCCGTTGCGGGCATTCGCATCGATCCGATGCCGGTGCTCGATGCTCGACCCCCTGATGATCCGCTTACTTCTTAGAAATTCCTTTGAGCTCCGTATAAGCTTCCGAGGTCAGCCACTCCCTCTCCATGACGTTCCTCGGCGGCGCCCAGGGCGAGACGCGCTTTTCATTGTTGGCGTCGGTGTGGCGCTCGACCCATCCTAGTTCCCAGCCTTCCATGTAGGCCTGTTTCGCCAGCGTGGTCAGATCATCTATCCGCTGATCGGCGATGGTCAGGCGCTGCTGGAGTGCGGCGTTCTCGGCCTGCAGGCGAATCATGTGCGTGCGGTGGTCTTCCTGCCTGATCAAGGCAACCGGCTGAATGTATTCGTGCTCAGCGGCACCATGCCTTCGATAGTAGTGCCTGAGGCTCAGCTTGCTGAACTGATCACCCGTGACGTCGCCTTCATAGAAGTGGCCGACAACCGCCGGGTCTACGTTGGCGGCCGGTAATGGCGCGGACGCGAGCATGGCGGCCCAGCACAGCTTTGCACGGAACGCCGCTTGTTGGCAGCCGCTCATATCTTGGTAACGCTCCCAGACTTCCTCATCGGTGAAGCCCTCATCTGGAACCGATTCGAATCCGTTTATGACCATGTTCTCGGTCGGCTCGACCGGAACCAATTTCCATTCCTGACTCATAACCCCTCCTGCGGATACGTGCCCACTTCGCCCTGGTCGGCGGCGTTGGCGGCTTGGATGATTTGGCGGCCTATGTCGCGGGCCTGTGCTGGCGTTACTGGCTCGAAAGGCAGATGGCGAAAGCTGATCACCGTGCTGCCTTCCGAGGGACTGATGATGGTTGCTCGCACCTGGTGCTGAGCGCTTGGCGATTCAGGCATGGCGATATCCCTGTAACCCAATCAGGTTACTTTTCGAGATGTAACCTCTGGAGGTTACTTTGGGGTTGGTCAGGCGGCTACGGCCTGGCGTTGAGCAGCGCGCCATGGATCGTTGGCGCGGGCGAGGGCGGCCATTGGCGGCGGGCTGACGCTGTTACCGCACATGTGGACCTGCTCGGTCTTCGTGAACGGTTTGCCGTCGGCGCCGTGCGTGATGATGTAATCAGGCGGGAAGCCCTGCGCCCGGTACAGCTCGGCCGGTTGCAGCATGCGTAGGCGGATGTCGACGATCACATAGGGCGTGCCCTTGACCATGACGGTGACCAGACCGAGTCGGTCCTTTGTGGTGATCGTGGGCGCCGGCTGATCGCAGCTGCTCATGTTCTCGGTGCCGTAATAGCTGATCAGGAACGCAGCAACGCGCAGCGCGCCTTCTTCATGCTCGGGCGAAAGCTCAAAGCTGACCAGCGAACTCTTTCCGCCACCACCGGCCGTGATCGTCGGCGATGGGTCGGTCAGTGCCTGGCCGACGCTGGCGCCGAACTGCCGTTCCATGAAGGCAGTCATTAGGCCGTGGTGCGTTCCGCCGGCACTGACGGTATGCAGGGGCTCATCTGCCGCCCGGGCGTCGCAGTTGCCGCGCAGATGCAGGAGGCTGGCGGTAACCAGCTGCTGCTGGCTGCCGGTGTTCGTCACCGTGGTCATCGGATCGTTGAGGCTTTTTGCGTCGGTGGTGTTGAACCCGCCGTTCATCTGCGCCATGAATGCAGTCGCGATGCCCATGGCGTGCGCGGCACCGGCGGGACGCTGGTAGTTGCCACCACTGGTGATGGTCGGCAGCGGTTCGTCCAGCGCTTTGCCTTCATCGTCGAATCGAAATTTGACCAGGTGCGCAGCGGCAAGAGCATGTTTCACGCCTCCGGCGACTACAGTTCCGAGAGGCTGATCCAGATCCTGCGTACGCGGCTGCTGGCCATCGCGTTCCCCGTAACCCGTTTGCACGAGGGTAGGGCTGATCAATGTCAGTTCGCCGCGGTTGGCGCAGGTCACGGTGGGCAGCGGTTCGAGCGGATCGTTAATGCGGTCGCTGCCTTGGTGCGTTGCTGGCGCGATCACTGGGCTGACGACAGAGAACGAACCGCCTTTCGGAAATGACGTGATTGTGCGCAGCGGCTCATCCAACGATTGAACCGTCTCGGTTGACCAGTTCGCGATCGGCACAATGAACGGCGCCGGGTTATCGATGACGAACTTCTTCATACCCTTGGCGATGCGGCGCTTGGTGGCGTCGGCCAGTTCATCCTTGCGCCCGAAGATGCTTTTTCCCAGATCGCTGAAGTCGATGCACTCGGCGGCGGTTCGGTACTTGTGCTGGCCCTTGCAGGGCTTCTTGGCGTGGGTCGGCTCCGGCCACACGATCGGCTGACCATCACAGCGGGCGATCATGAAAAGGCGTTCCCGGCTGGTTGGAGCGCCGAAGTCGCAAGCCTTGATGACACGCCACTCGACGGCATAGCCCATGCCTTCCAGTAACTGTACGAACCGGCGCCACGTAGTGCCGCGGCGTTTTGGGTCAGGCACCAGAAACTGCTGGCCGACGGGGACAACCTCTCCAGGCTCGGCGACAACCTTCTCGATGACCTCCTTACCCTTGGCATTCAGGACCGTCACCAACTTGATGGCGCGCCCGGTCGCCTTGTCGCGCTTGGCGATCAGCGGGCCCCACTGCAGGATCTGCTTCACGTTTTCCAGGCTGATTACGCGGGGTTTCTTCTTGCCTCCCCACTTCAAACCGATCCACGACAGGTTGCGGATCTCCCGCTTACGCGGCTGTCCGCCGGCTGCCTGGCTGTGGTGGGTGCAGTCAGGGCTCATATGGAACCAGCCGACCGCCTTGCCCCCGCACTCCGTATCCGGATCACCCTCGAACACGTCGGTGGTGAAGTGCTTGGCGCCCGGGTGGTTGATGGTGTGCATGCTGATCGCCTTGGCGCTGTGGTTCTTCGCCACGTTCACCTTGCGACCCAAGCCCATCTCCAGCCCGGTACCGGCGCCGCCACCACCGCAGAAGAAGTCCACGACGATCTCATCGTCTTGCGGGTCGAAGCCAAGGCCGTACTGCGTTTTGAAATCGAAGGGGCGTTTCTTCTGATGTGCAGACATAGAGGATCCTCGCCAGTGGCGTGATTCAAAGTTGGGAATGGCCTACGCTTACCTCTCCACAGGAAGGGAGAAGGTCATGAGCGAGAACAGGGAATTGGCGCTATCTATCGCGCTTGAAGCTGTACTGAACGCAGCGCGCGAGCTTCACGTTGATGTCGATGAGCTTTGCGAGCAGGCAATTGGGTCGCTGACGCTTCTGCCTAAGAGCGTATCGCCGTCTGTAGCTGCGGCTATCAGAGAAATCGAGGTAGCCGTTGATGCGCTCGACTTTGGCGAAAATGAGTAAATCAGTGTGTTCAGCCGACAGTTCGCCTACGCTCATTTCTTTGCCAAAGGAGGATGAGCAATGGCGGAGAGCAAAGAACGCGCGCTTGAGATTGCACTGGTCGCTGTGCTAATGACGGCGAAAGATCAGGGTATTCATATTGAGGCGCTATGCGACGGCGCGGCGCATCTTATTGCAGAGCTGCCAGACGTTGAGCAATATCGAGACGTGGCCTACAGGACCGTGAAGGGTCTGTCTCAGCACCTTGCATTGCGCAAATGATGTCGCTCAAGCTGTAATTGCTATTGAAGTGGCGGCTGATGCGCTGGTGTGATTAGGCCGGCATGGTTGGGTCGTCTGGTAATTTCTGACCACTCGTCCATTAGGGCGAATGCCAAGTGGCGGGTTTTGTCGTCTCTATACACCCACGCATTAAGGGCACAGAGATGATTTCCGATTTGGAGCTGCGACACATCGTCGAGTCAGGTTTTTTGCCAGTGAAATGCATTTGCAGCATTTCCCCGACGAGAGTCATGACAATTCAATTGATCGATCCCGATACCCATGAGATTGGCATGACGGTGCCAGGTATCCCGGTGTCCGACCTGACGTCTATCAGGTTTATTTCCGACCTCATTGCGCAGATCCGGGAGGAATACCAGCTAAGCCGCATGGTGCAGGGAGGGTATCGCAATATTTCCAAGCACCGAGAGAGCGAAGGATGAGGTCTGGCGGCTGATGCGCTGATGTGATCAGGCTGCTGCTGATTCAGAAGGTGACAGCGCTGCCTGGACCGCGACAACAATCCGCTCCAGGTAAACGTAATCAGGGTTTGGCTCGGTGGCGTCGTTTCTCAGATGCCACCATTCATCTCCGAAAAGTTTGTGCATGAGCTCGCTGTGAGCGCCATGCAGGTGATCAATCGAAGGTGAGTCGCGTAAATCCTCGGCATCTTCGTACATCTCGCGGGCTTCATCCCGGTCATGGCAGAACGTGCGCCTCTCTTTAAGCACCAGGCGCTTTGCCTTCTCTGCCAGAGCATCGCCACTGAATCGACGCGCGCTCATCTGCTGGTCAAAGTAGCCGATGATGTACGCGGTATTGAGCTTGCAGAAGAACTGGCCCACGGTCAGACCATCCCACATGCCGCCCCAGTAAGCTGTCCAGCTTTTGCCCCAGCAGTTCACCGTGATTTTTCCTTTGCAAGGGGCAAGGTCTTCGAGAAAAACCGTGATCGGGTCGAGCCCGTCAGCTCCGGTGATCAACAGCTTGGTGACAGTGGACGTTTCGACCTTCATAGAAATGCTCCACGCATTCGAAAGCCTCCGAAAGTTCGGTGGCGAATAGGTTGGTGGTGGGCTATACGTGGTGACCGGCATGGGGCCGGGTCAAGGAGTGAATATGAGTTTTGACGGTCACAATGCGATGCAATCAATGCTCGATCAGATGCAGCTGAAAGCGGATATCGATTTTCGTAGAGACAACCCTGTGGTGGCTGCTTTTGAATCGCTTGGGAAGTATGTCAAAAAGTTCGAGGAAGATCTGGATAGTGAGCATGAGATTGGTGCAAGGCTGGTGAGCTTTGGCAACTCCATCACTATCCACGTCCAAGGTGTTGGCTACTCACCGCCCTCACTTCTTTCGTTTACTGGGGTGACAGACAGCGGCGACAAAGTGAACTTGGTTCAGCATGTCTCGCAACTTAGCTTTCTGTTGGTTGCGCTACCCAAAATAGGTGCGACCGCTTACAGAGTTGGATTTATCTGGGAGCAATAATTTCGTCGCCTGGATTCGAAGCTAACTCAGACTGAGCTTTCTCGAGATAATGACGCGCCAGCCTTGGCGTCACTACGAAAGCTGACGCGTCAGGCTTTCTCAATCGGCGCGCCTGTTCTTCGCGGGGCGCTGCCAGGAACGATAGCGCCAAGTCCTGCCACAGTTCCTGAATCTGGCTGTAGCCGTGATCCTTCATCGCTGTGCTGATGCCTGACCGTGTGCCCGCAGGCGCCTCGATCTTCATCACTTCGATTCCCATCTTCGCTTTGATGGTGTTCTGCCGTTCGCGATACGCCGCCGAGTGTTTCGCGGCTGCTGTCTTTTCCATTAGGTGTTTCTCCGAGCTTGTGCGCTGGCAAGTCCAGCCAGGCTTGCCGGCGGCGTTGGTGTATGCGTTTGTTGATCCTGCGCATCAGGTCGGTTCGGCCAGGGTGATGCCGTGCTCTTTGGCGATGCGCCGGACAGTCCGGCTATCGATGCCGATGGCAGTGGCGATTGCTGATGCGGTGCCGCCCACGGCGGCCAGCTCCCGAACGCGAGGCTCGTGCTTATCGCGCCGCGCTTTGAGGTTCTTCGGGTGATTGCCGATCGCAGTGAACGGCACCTCACCACTTACGCCTGCCGGTACGTCGTGAACGCGCTTGCCTGTGGACAGGTAGTGCTCAATCTGTGCGCTCAGGTTGGCGATGATCTGTTGCCGGGGATCAGCCTGCGGGGCGAAGTTCACTGGCGCACCTCGCTGGACAGGTTGACGGTCACACCGGCGGCGCGATCTTCCAGTGCCTGGGCGTACTCGACGGCGCGGGCGAAGTCGAAGCGGAAGCCGCGCACCTTGTCGGTGGTGCGATCAACGATGTGGAAAGCGTGTTTGCCTTTGGCAACCACCTGGAAGCGCACGGGCTGGGCTGGCTGTTCCTTTCCGATCATGGCGTAGAACTCCGCAGTGGCGAGATGAGTGCGGGCGCGCATGGCGTTCAGGCCATCCACGCGCTGCTGAATGTTGGGGTGCATGTCCTTTCCTCAGATGGTTACGTGTATTCGCCAGCGCTCGATACGAGAGCTCGCGAGTAAACGCAGGGTGAAAAAAAGCCCGGTCGTGCCCGGGCTTTTCTTGTTGCTGGTTCAATACACCTCTGTACGTGAACCTCTTCGCTCGGCGTTGCATGAGGCAAGGCCGGCAGGCTGTCGTTTACATGGCTGCAAATCCTCTGAAGTTGAAAGACACAATGCAGGTGGGCGGTTATGGGCCGCAGTTACGTCCGCATCCCGCTGCCCACTCGTTGAATGGGCAGAAAGATGAGTCAGGGCTTTTTGATCAGCGGCCAGATCAGCAAGAAGATCAGCACCGCGAGGAACCCATCGGCACACATGCTGATGATTCGAGATACCGAATCGATCACCACTACACCGATGAGCAGGGCGACGATGAGAAACGCCCGTAGGCGTTCCACCATTTCCCGGACCAGGTACATTTACAGATTGTCTTTCAGGTTCAGGCCCAACAGCTTGGCGCTGCGCTCCAGGGCTTTCAGCTCAGCGTCTTCGATTTCGCCGTCGGCTTCGGCCACGGTCAGCATCACGTTGAGCACGGTCAGCGCTTCTTGCGGGCTGTGAGCGAGGTCGCTCAGTTCTTTCTCGGCGTTCTGGCGAAGAATGCGCGGACCGGATTTGAAGTCGGTCTTTGCCCGGTCGATGGTGTTGGACAGCTCGGCGCCGAAGCCTTGCAGCGCCGGGTTGTTGCTCAGGATTGTTTCGACCTTCTGCAGCTCAACGTCTTCGAGATCGCCGTCGGCGGCGGCCACGTAAATTGCGCCGTAGACCACAGCCTCCATCAAATCGCGGTTCGCCAGCTTGGAAACGGCAGCACGGGCCTGACCAGATTTCTTGCCAAACAATTTGCCTAACATGGTGATGCCTCAGGTTGGGGGATTTCCCAATGCAGCCTGTCGCCAAGCTGCATCAGGAAAGACTCGCTCTGTCTGCGCGCCTCGTACCCGCTGCTGATTGCAGGTCGTAGGTTCTCGTTGGTTGGGCGTTGCGCTTCCTCCTCGTCACCTAAATCAGCATCTGTAGGTGGCGGATCACAGGTCCATACAACATGCACGCTGCAGCGCGATGTGCCCGGGGGATTGGGGCAGGGTGCATGAGGTCCGGCGCTCCCAGCCGAGGCTATCGGGACCGCTAATTCTTTAAATCTTCTCCATTGCCGCCGGAGTGGCGGGGCGCATCGCTTGCCGGGTCATTCACGCGGTTCGGGCATTTCGCCCTTGATCAGCCGTCCAGGGTTTTCCCTGTCGTTGGCAGGCTTTCCTCGTTCGCCTGTCTGATCACCGGTCGCCGGTAGAGGCAAAGCGGTCTGTTGATTTGTTGCGCTGGTTTTTAAAGAGCGTTAGGGCTGTCGCCGTGATGTCGCTGGCGATGGGTAAAATATAGGGAAGCCTTTATTTGAAGTCAACAGGTATGCCTTTATTTTTCTTGAGGCGTAAAAAAGCCCGCACATGGCGGGCAAAGAGGGATTTGATCCTCAGTCTTCTTTGGGCACAGTCCAGAAGATCTGCACGTTACCGTCGTCCCGGTGAGCGATGGTCACGTTGTCGTTCTCGGCAATCTCGTCCAGCAGTTGATCCCAATCCTCAGGCCTGTCCGTAGGTAATCGCTCCAGCAGCGCGGCCTTGGCTTTCTGCGCTTTGGGAGAGTTGATGATCGCCTGGACGCGCATGCCGAGCATGCCGTAAGTGGTCTGAGCTGCTGGTGGAATCGAGTTTGCCTTTGCCATGTGTACCTCCGTTTACTGTATGCGCATACAGTATTTCAGAGAGGAAAATTTCGCAATACGGATGGAGTACAAATGTGCTCTTCTCAATCGCAGGCACAAAAAAGCCCGCTTTCGCGGGCTTCATTTGATTCAGTGGACAGTATCAGGAAGACCTATCTGAATCTGATGGAGCAGAGTCGAGCGGCTTTCCGCAGTGCTAGTGACCCTTACGCCAGGGAATTGCTTGAGCTCTTCGCAGATCTCCCGGTACGCCTTGAGGAGCTTCGGTTTGCCTTGCTCTGGAGGACCTGCAACAAAAAGCGTGTCCTGCGCCAATTGACCGGCGGAGTTCAAGCGTCTCATCTTCGAGATCCATGCGTCCCCATGCTCGATGATCTTTGAAGACTCGTCGTGACCCAAGTGGAGAGGCTTAAGCGCTTGGATTGGTGAGGCTCCCAGCATCATGACGAACGGGAATTTAACCGGATAGTCCGCGGTACCAAGTTTTTGCTCCGTATACCGCTGCTTGAGGTTGTATGACGTCAGCAGTTTACCCAACTGGCGTTCAAGTTGAGTTTCCTGGTATTCCTTCGTGGCAAAACTATGGTTGACGTAGTGATCGAAAAGCCTGGTTAGCGCATCGTTCGAGTTGTCAGTCGCGAGAGTGCCAGGATCGCTGAACCTCATCATCGTCTCACGAGGATGAGTGAGATGCTGAAACGCGCCCAGCAACGTCGTGACGTCGTCCCGGTTAGCGGTGAAAAAGCCGCTTAAGCGGTCAAGCTCACGCTCTACTTCATTTCGCGCGCGAATCAGAATTTTCGAATCAAGGCTCGGGAAGAAATTGGTGATGCGCTGCCTTTTTTTCTCGATTTTGAAGCGAAAGTCGCCGTTATTGGCAACTAGAACGATGCCAATGTTCACAAACTCGCCTGTTTCTGGGTAAGGCAAAAACCGCAAAATCGAGTAGTTACAGATATATTTCATAATGCTCCCCAGAACCGCTCTTCCTTGAACACTTCCAGCATCGCTAGCCTTTCAGCCACGGTAGGCTCGGTGAGGTCAATATTGTCGGCGTCCCGATATAGCCAGTCTTCAGGTAAAAGGGCCGTGATCGTATCCCATATTTCCAGGGTCTCGCCAAGCATTTGGACGTATTCCTGACGAACAACATAGTCCCTAAAGAAGGACCTGCACTCTCGGAAAACGTGCCCCTCGATAAAATCGTCGCAGTCAAAGGCTCGGTCAAATGCGAGGTTGTGATCAATAACGCCCAATTCTCCCCTCGCGTCGAGGATCAGGTTGACGTTGCCACCACGCTCACCTAAGCAGCGATCGCCATTTCGGACCCACCAGTCGAATAGCAAAACCCGGCGGCGCAGTTCGATAGGTGTTCGGTCGATATGGCTAAGCACAAAGTCAGAGGCGTTTTCGACTGCTCGTGAGGCAAATGCTGTCCCGCCTCTCAGATCTCCGACATTGGGAATTGCACTAAACGCTATCAGCTCCTCTGGGATATGCATCAAACCCCAAGGTGGTATCGGAAGGCCTAACATTCCGCCCAGCTCTGCACCTAATACCTCCGAGATGAGGGCGGGACCGCCAGCCTTAGCTAGTCCCTTCACGAAATAGGTAAACCCGTCGTCGCCTCGGACGATAAAAGGCTTGATCGAATAACCTTGCTGGCTTTGTCTGATTATCTCTACAGCTGTAATGCTCAAAGGCATTAGTGACCTTCCATGCTCGTAGCGCTTTGCCGTTTGGTAGCCAGGCGTGGATTCCGCCTGCTAGCTAAATTCTGCCCAGTACTTTGCTAGGCCCGAGAATGGCACCTACATAGTGGATCGTCTGTATCTTCGTCCATGGGATCGTCACCCGCTCGTACGCAGAGTTGATCGACATCAGGCTCACGCCCTCATCGTTCTGAAACAGCAGCTCCTTGACCATGCTCTGCTCATCGACTGTCGTAACCATCACGTATTCGCCTGGCACGAGCCTGTGATTTGGCTCGCACACAGCCACCCAGCCGCTGCGGATCGCTGGTGCCATCGAGTCGCCGCGGAGCAGTAGGGCGTAAGCATCGGTGTCGCGGGACCAGGTTTCAACCCAGCCTCCAGCGTCCTCGAGGCCTACCCAATGCCCGTCCGGGCCCATCTGCGCGGTGCCCATGATGTCGATCCTTCGAGCCGCAGTAGTTATAGGAGGGCCTGGCTCTACGTTGGATTGGTCGCTGGCAAGCATTGACCCAATCCCTTCGGACAACCAAACCGGACTGACCTCAAGAATGGTGGCAAGCTTCACGAGGTATCCGCTCGTTCTGGTCAACCCCCGCTCTATTTCTGAGATTGAGGCCTGTTTTATCCCCGCGCGCTCTGCCAGCTCTGACTGAGTCAGATTCGCATGTTTCCGGGCTTGCTTTAGACGATCTTTAAGTTCCATGCCCGCGACAATAAAGGCCAGCCTTTCACCTTGCAAAAAGGTGTTCCTTTCCTCTAGCATACAGGCATCCCTTTATTTGGGCGGAGAGTCATGAAAAATCCATTTGAAAAGCTTGTTGAGCACTTTGGTTCGCAGAACGCGACAGCCGCCGCTCTCGGCGTGAAGCAAGGCACGGTAAGCGGCTGGGTTCGCGGCGTTCACGGAATGGCGGCCGAGGTAGCAATGCGTGCGGAGATCGCGACGAAAGGTGAGATCAAAGCGCGCGACCTCCGTCCCTCTATCCCAGGTCATGCCGCATAGGTCTTCGCCTGCTGGAAACATTTTGCAACGCGTGCTGGCAGTGAGCCACTTAAACAAATTTGAGGTTTTAGGGATGCAGGATTTTCTGAAGGCGTGTGACGCGGTTGTAGACGAAGCGGACACCAAGAACCTCGCGACGTTGATGGGTATGCCCCCCGTCAGCCTGCTCCAGCGAGCAAATGCGAACTACGACAAGCACTGGTTCAACGTGAAACACCTCTACGCGCTACTGCTGCACACGAACGACATGCGCCCGCTTGAAGCGCTGGCGGGCGAGTTCGGCTACGCGATCGTGCCGTTGGTGCAGCCAGCAGCTATCGATGTGCACCAGGCGCTGGGCCGGGCAGCGTTTGAGTTTGCCGAGGTCACGGTCGAAACCACCACAGCGATGCTGGACGGTCGAGTTGATCAGGTCGAGCGCGCTCGAATTCTGAAAGAGATTGCCCACGCCGAAGAAGCGCTGGCAACGCTCAAGGCGTCGGTAAGGGTCGCCTGAATCGCAGGCACAAAAAAGCCGGGATTGCGGCCCGGCTTCTTCAACAACACTTGTGAGGTCAGATTATGCACACCACGACCACCCAGAGCAAGAGCCCGCCTGATTCGTCAGTTTTGGCAGGGGTACGCAATATGTCGCGTCAGGTTATGTCGTCTCGCGAGATTGCCGACCTGGTCGGTTCTCGCCATGACAGCGTGAAGAGAACCATCGAGCGTCTCGCAGAAAGGCGAACAGTAAGTGTTCCACCAGCGGTGGAATACCGAGACGGGCTTGGCCGCCCGGCAACCGAATACCAAATCTGCAAACGTGACAGCTTCGTCATCGTCGCGCAGCTCAGCCCCGAATTTACCGCCGCTTTGGTTGATCGTTGGGCAGAGTTGGAATCACAACACATGCCTTCGCTCCCTGACTTCTCAAACCCGGCAGCAGCTGCTCGCGCGTGGGCCGAGCAATTCGAGCTGCAGCAAGCGGCGGCACAAGAGCTTCGGATCGCGGCTCCCAAGGTTGCTTTCGTTGACCAGTACGTCGAGGCGTCTGGCTCGATGAGCTTCCGCCAAGTCGCGAAGCTGCTGAACGCCAAGGAGCGCCAGTTCCGCCAGATGCTTCTGGACAAAGGCGTCATGTACTACCTCGGCGGCGTGCTTACCCCATGCAGCCAGCACCAGGCAGCGAAACGTTTCGAACTCAAAACCGGCACCAGTGAAACCAACGGCCATGCATTCGCCCAGGCGCGGTTCACCGCAAAAGGCGTGCAGTGGATCGCAAGTGTATGGGCCGCGTATCAGCTGGAGCAACGTAATTGAGCACGATCATCATGAGCGCCTGCTGGCCGCTGCAAGGCATGAGCGGGCCACAAAAGGCTGTCTTGATCTCGCTGGCGGACAATGCCAACGATGAGGGCGTGTGCTGGCCTTCCGTGGCTCGAATCGCTCAGAGAACGTGCCTGGGTGAGCGCACCGTTCAGACCGCTATCAAGTGGCTGACACAGGTGGGCCTGCTGGAAATCCGTGAACGCATGGGACGGTCCACCGTTTACACGCTGACCCCTGCATCTTATGCACCCCCGCAGGAGATGCACCCCGCACCAGATGCACCGCCACCCCCGCAGCTCACGACAGAAACCCCCGCAGCAGCCGCACCCAGAACCGTAATAGAACCATCAAGTGAACCATCACCTCTTGACGAAGGGTCGAAATCGGAAGGGCAGGCAAAACCGAAATGCTCGCCTCAAGCAATCGTCGACTTGTTCAACGAGAAGCTTCCTGAATTCCCTCGTGTCGTGATGCTCACCCCAGACCGCATTGCCAAGATCACTGCTCGCTGGAACCAGAGCCCTGTTCACCAGGACATGGGCTTCTGGTCTGATTTCTTCGATCTGGTCCGGGCGAGTCCGTTCTTGATGGGCGCCGTCACTGGCAAGGACAAACCGTTTCGCTGCAACTTCGACTGGCTGGTACTGCCATCCAACTTCGTGAAAGTCGTCGAGGGCAACTACCGTGCGTGATCCCTACAGCATCGAATCCGAGCAGAGCGTACTGGGCGCAATGATGCTCCGGCCTGAACTCATCGACGTCCTCTCCGCCGATCTTTCAGCCGAAGATTTCTACCTTGCGGACCACTCGGAGATATTCCGAGCAATCATGGCGCTGCACTCGGATAGTAAGCCTGTCGACGCGCTCACGGTCGGCTCACGTATCGGCGATTTCATCGAGGGCGGCAGCGCTTTGGCCTACGCGGCCGAAATCGTTAGGAACACACCAAGCGTGGCCAACGCCCGGGCGTATGCGGAGACCGTGCGTGAGCGCAGTCTGGATCGTGCATTGATCAGCCTGGGCGCGCGCATCAACGAAATCGCGTTTGGCGACCAGCCGACCGCAGACAAGATTGCGTATGCCCAGTCTGAAGCGCTGGCGCTGGAAGGCGAGTCAGCAACCGCCGAGGTGATCAAGGCAGAAGACATCCTGGACGATTACATCGAAGTTCTGCAGGCTCGCGCCGACCGGGGAGAAGGTATCGATGGGCTGTCCACTGGTATTGACGATCTGGACGCCAAGCTTCAAGGCCTCAAGCCTGAGCAGCTGCTGATCATTGCAGGGCGCCCGGCAATGGGCAAAACCACTCTTGCCATGAACATCGTTTCTGATGCGGCAATCCGTCAGAACAAGAGCGTCATGGTGTTCAGCCTGGAGATGAGCAAAACCCAACTGATGGATCGGTTCATGGCTTCTGAAGGCCGTGTGCCGTTGCAGATGATCAAGAACGGCACAGCCCCTCATGACTATGGCGCGAATCTCATGTCTGCCGCCGGCAAGCTCAAGAGCGCGAACCTGTTCATCTCCGACCGATCCGGCATGACGATCAACCGCATCCGGTCAGCGGCGCGTCGGCACAAGCGACGTTACGGCCTTGACCTGATCGCCATTGACTACCTGCAACTCCTGGATTCTGACCTGTCCGGTGCCATCCGTGAGCAGGAGATCAGCTACATGACCCGTAGCGCGAAGAACATGGCGCGCGAACTCCAGGTGCCAGTTGTGCTGCTCAGCCAGCTTTCGCGCAAGTGCGAAGAGCGCCCGAACAAACGCCCGATCAATTCCGACCTCCGCGAATCGGGAGCTATCGAGCAAGACGCCGACATCATCCTCTTCGTCTATCGGGATGAGGTTTACAACGAAAACACCGAAGCCAAGGGCATTGCGGAAATCATCATCGGCAAGGGCCGAGATATCGAAACCGGCACCGTCCGCACCGCATTCCTCGGGCAGTACAGCCGGTTTGAACAGCTTGCCGGCGGCTGGGTTGAACAGCCCAAGCAGGAAAAGGTGACCAGCCTCGCCGACCGCTACGCCAGAAAGGAGCGGTACTGATGGCATTCACCGAATCCCGTATCCAGCAGCTGCTCGCGGGCCAGTCTTCAACCGCCCAGAAGATCTATCAGCACGTCCCGATCCAGGAACCATGGAGCGCTCATGACATTCATCGCGCAGCGCTGAAGGTGAACGCGACCTGCGTTTCCGTCCATGCGGTGCGACGTGCACTCGGCGAGCTGAAAGACGCCGGAATTATTCGCGAACCTGCTGGCAGCAAATATCAGCGCGATGCCACCACAGTCAAAGTCAGGATTGAAACGACCATGCCGAAACCAGCAATCGAAGTCGTCACCCCCATCAAAAAGGCCGAAATCAATCCGTTTGACGCCCTCGCGGGACTGTCGGCCGAGGTCGTGACCGTGGCCAATGACTTCAGCGCCCGGATGAAGACCATGGCCACCCGCATTGAGGAAGTTGCTCTCTCTGTCGAGGCTGAACGCGAGGGCAGTGCTCAGGCCACAGCCAAGCTGAAACAGCTGCAGAGCCTGCTCAAGGAAATTGGAGGTGCTGCGTAATGGGCGGCTGTGTCGAGGTTAAGACCGCTGAGTTGGCATGTGCTGCTTTGGATTGGGCTGTGGCAGCGGTCGAGGGAGTGAGCGTTGCGTTGTGCCCGCCCGCGTATGGCAATGGTTGGCGCGTCCGGTACGAATTGCTGCACTCCCAAGCCAAGTACTCACCTAGCACTGAATGGGCGCAGGCGGGCCCGATCATTGAGCAGAACGACGTCGGCTTTGGGCCCGTCCGCGGCGGCTGGGCGGCTCATTCGGGTCATGCTGATGAGCCGACCGATTGGCATCACTCAACCGAGCCCCTAGTCGCGATTTGCCGTGCGGTTGTTGCCCACAAGCATGGCCCGACAGTGAATATTCCAACGGAGTTGATCTGATGATCTTGCTTATCGCTACAACGCTGCGTTACGCACTCCTCCTGCTGGAGTGCGCCTACTCCAACCAGGTGGCACCGTTTGAATATCAGTTCGGGGGCGGCCTTTGAGTAAGCAGACCAAGCTGACCAAGGCCGCCCGCGGGCGTGACTGCCAGATCCGGGTGCCGGGCGTGTGCAATGGCAAGCCCGAAACCACTGTGCTGGCCCACTTCCGCCTGGCAGGCACGCGCAGCGGCATGGGGATCAAGCCAAACGACCTGCAGGCCGCTTGGGCATGCTCGGCTTGCCACGACGCTGTTGATGCGCGCAGCCGGACCGAGTTCAGCCACGACGAACTGCGCCGGATGCACCTCGAAGGCATCATTCGCACGCTCGACATCCTCGTGGCGGAAGGGAAGGTGGCCGCGTGATGCCGGTAAAGCTGAAGCCGTTCAAAGCGAAGAAACCTCTCAAGCCACGGATTGACCGGGAGGGGCTGGAGCAAGCCGCGCTGATCCTTGTGTTGAAGATCCGCCATCCCGAAGCCTCGAAGCTGATCTATCACGTTCCGAACGGCGGCCACCGGCACGTTAAGGTTGCGATGGAGCTGAAAAAGCAGGGCGTACGCGCTGGCGTGCCTGACCTGGTGCTGCCGATGGCGCGCGGCGGTTACTTCGGGTTGTACATCGAGTTCAAGGCCGAGCCGCCGTACGACGCCGATGTTTCTTCAGAGCAGGATGCCTATCTGCACCTGCTGATCGAGCAGGGCTATCTGGCGATCGTGTGTCGCGGGCAGCTCGACGCACTCGAAGCGATTCGGTCCTACCTTCTTCAGCCACCAACGAGGGCCGCCGCATGAGCAAAACCCGCGCCGTGAAACTGTCCGATGCCGAGATCCGTCGGCAGGCCGCCGATCTGGCCGTGCATGACCTGCGTGATCCACGCCACCCGGGCCTGTACCTCCGCTTCGGGCAGGATCGCCAACGCGGGTCGTGGTATCTGGTGAAGGGCAAGGCGTGGAATCACATCGCCCGTTGGCCTGATCTGGGTGCCGCTGCTGTGGTGGCTGAGCTGCCCGCGCTGCGTCAACGCCTGCTGCATGATCCGGAGGCGGCTGTCGCCGTCGGCGGCCTGGCTACGTGCGGTCAGATGCTGGACTGGTACGGCGATCGTATGGGTCGGGACCGTTCGCTTTCCACCAAGCGCAAGACCGGAGCGCTGTCCGCGATCAAGTGCCACCTGAAACCACGGCTCGACTCGACGCCGATCCGCAGCTTGACCGCCGCCGTGCTCGACAAGGAGCTGATGTGGCCCGCGCAGCAGGAACTGTCCCTGTCCTACGTACGGCAGCTGTTCGGCCTGCTGGTGGTCGCGTTCCGCCAGGCGCTGAAGCTGGGCCTGATCGACAGCAACCCCATGGCCGGCATGAAGTTCGTCGACTTCACCAAGGCACGCATCGTGCCCAAGGCTGCCCGCCTGCGCGGCGTGCACCTGGTGGATGTGGTGCCGATGCTGGCCGACCTGTTCGAGCAGATTCCGGCCGAGGCCATGCTGGCTCTGATGATGCTGTGCCACGGCACGCGCGTCGGTGAGACCCGGTTGACCCGCTGGAGCGACATCTCGATCACTGATGCCGAGTGGTTCATCCCCGCCGAGAACACCAAGACTCGCACCGAGCACCGTCTGCCTCTGACCGCCCAGGCCAAGGCCATGCTGAGCCGGTACCGCGCCGCCCAGCTCGCCCAAGGCTACGAAGGCATCTACCTGTTCCCGTCACGTCGCGGGCGGGCGCTGAGCGAAGGGCAGGCCAGCAGTGTGTTCACCCGGATTGGGAAAGGCGAGTGGACCAGCCACGACCTGCGCAAGGTAGCCCGCACCGCGTGGACTGACCTAGGCATCGACGGGCACATCGGGGAGATGTTGCTGAACCACTCGCTGGGCAAGATCGCAAGCACCTACATCAATACGCAGGCTCGGGCGCAGCGTCTGGCGGCTCTGGAGAAGTGGCACAACTGGTTAGATGAGCGTGGATTCAAAGCAATCCACAACCTGACAGACGCCCAATATGAAGATTCGCAAAACCCAGCGCAGGCCGCAAACGGCGCGGGACGCGAGACAGTTTCTAACATTGTGAATGGCGAGGTTTCAAAAGCATGAAAAATGGTCGATCTGCACTTCTGCTGGCCTCGCTGGCGGTATCTCTTTCCGGGGCTGGCCTCGCTGCTTTAAGTGCTGGCCGTGCCGTTCAAGGCTGGAGCATTCCGCTCACCAGTGGCCCAGCCCCGCGGCCGTGGCTCAACAGAAAGAAAGGCCGAGGTGGGCAATGAAGAAGACTCACGGCCCGGCCTTCGGCAAGGAATTGAAGCCGCTGATGGAGTGCGGTGCCTGCCGTGGCACTGGCGTCATCAGTGGTGTGTTTCACCAGCTCGATTGCGCCAACTGTCATGCATCGGGCTGGGTATGTCAGGCGACCGGCGATGCGTTGCCGCTCGAGGACTTGGTGACACAGCTGAACATGAAGCTGCGCAACATGGCCGCCGAATTGAACCGTGCACGCCATGCCCAAGGCGGCGCGCACGAACAGTACGAACAGAATAACCGCCGCGGCGCCGGCGGCACGAATTGGACGGGGGATTGATCGATGGGCATCTATAAAGACGTGATGGGGACTTTGGTCCGGGTGCTGGCTGCTGACAACATCGACAACAGCACGAAGCAGTCATGGCAAAAACTGATCGACGCAGACGCGCGCCAAGGTGGTACTGGAAGCACCATCTCGGTCCGCGACAAGTTCGACTATGACTGCTGCCTGTATGCGCTGCTGCATCGAGAGTTGGATCAGGCTCACTGGGATGTTCTGGTGGCCAGGTACTCGACGCACAAGGCGAACAAAGTCGCATCGATCGGCAGGCTTGTATCCCGCATGAGCTCGCCAGCGCCCCAGTTGTTCATCTATAAGGCGCTCACGGCTTGGGCGATCCCAAAGCTCAAAGGCGTGCAGACCGGCAAGCGCTCCACTGACATGATCGTGCTGCCCACCGAGTTCTACGACATGAACACCTGGGATCCGGCTGGTTCGCCTGAACGCACTCGTCGCAACTGGCGCACCGGCATTCATAAGCGCTTGGAAGCTCTGGAGGAAGCTGCCGTCATCCATGCCACCGAGATATTCGACGCAGAACAAATATTCGTGGACGCCGCTTGACCAAGATGGCCGTTTGGCCGTAAATTCCTTCCATCATGTCGATCTTGCGTGCGGTGATACGCGGCGACAGTCAAAACATACCGAACCCGGCCCTCGCGCCGGGTTTTTCGTTTCTGGAGTTCTGCGAATGACGCTGATCTCTACCGATCACCTGACGGTGTGCGGAACCACAGCCAGGGTGGGCCCTCGGGCAAGGCCTGGACGTCGATAGCCGGAAGTGCGGCGAACGGAAATAACACCGGCAGTCAAAGCGCCCGCAGCTCTGATGCTCCGGGTGGCTTTGGCGGGCAGCGTGGGAAGACACGCAAACCATTTCGAGCCTCGGCATTTGCCGGGGCTTTTTCGTTTCTGGAGCACATCATGCAGAAGACCGTTTCGATTGAAGTTGCCGACTACTCGGACTCCAGCCTGCCTACCAATGCAAGTGACCTTCTCGCGTTCTGGGAAGCGGAACTGCAGAAGGTTCCGGCTGAGTTTCGCGAGTCGGCAGAGATCAAGCGGTTCAACGTGAGCTATGAAGGTGACTGGGACGAGTGGCGCACCACTTTGGAATACTCCCGCCTTGAAACGGCAGAGGAGCAATCTGAGCGTGAAGCGAAAGCCGCGAATGCGGGAACCCGAATCCTGTTCGGCAATGAGCAAATAGAGCTCTGGCGAGACGGCCATGTGGTGATCCGCATGGGCAATATCGATAAGCCTTTCGTTGTTTCGGGCGATCAGGTCTTCATCAACGATGCCTTGGTCAAGGATGCTGGCGTGACGGCACTGAGCAACACATTACCGGGTTATGCGGCAAAGATTGCGGTCTCTCCTGCCGGCCAAAGTTATGTCGCAGGTTTTGGGGTAGGCCTGGCCGGTGACGGCAAGTGTGCTGCACACGCTACGTCAGTGCTTACATCAAGGGTGACGGGCGAAAACAACGAGCCCGCCAGCGATTTCGAGAAGGCTCTGGCCGAGGGAGATGCCGGAAAGATCCTGGACATGCTCGCCGGAACCATCAGCGAAACTGCACTTGGTAAAGAACTCACCGCCCAGATCGACAAAATTGAAAAGGCGGATTCAGCAACCGTGCAAGCTCTGGAAAGCCGAGTAGCCTCCTTGGAGGGCGTTGTAGCCGCTCGCCTTGCGAAGATCGATCAGCTTCAAAAAACGGTCGCGATACAGGATCAGATTCGAAGCGCCATCATCCGCGAGCTTCGCCCAGGCGGAATGCTGTATCGCCGCTGATCCGCTTACCGAATACCAATCCCCGCCAAGTGCGGGTTTTTCATTTTTCCGATCCCGAAAGGGTGGTCTGTCGGATGTCGACGAACATGCCAGAAAAAACACCTGACTTCTGGGCGCACGTCTGGCTGATCCTCTCTACGCCGCTTTGGCAGGGGGCAATCATGGCCGCAACCATCTCGATGCTTCGTGTGCTCTATGAGGGCAAGGAAGCGAATAAGTGGCGCGTGCTGCTTGAGGCGTTGATGTGCGGTGGCCTGAGCCTGTCGGCCAGCAGCGTGATTGAGTGGATGGCCTGGCCGTCCAGCCTGTCAGTCGGCGCCGGCGGTGCGATCGGTTTTATCGGCGTGACTGCGATCCGGGAACTGATCATCAAGTTCCTTGGACGCAAGGCAGAAACGCCATGAAGGCCTTCGCTACCGCTGTGATCATCGCGTTGGTTGCATTGCTCCTTGTGGGCATCCAGCAGTACCGCGTTATCGCGCTGCGAGGCGAGGTGGCAATCGAGACCAAGGCGAAGACCGAAGCGCTTGCCGCCAACGTCGAAAGCCAAGCCACGATCACCACCTTGCGCGCCGAGGCTGCAAGAAACGTTGCCTACCAGGCTGACCTCAATAACCGGCTCAAGGCCAGCGAACAGAAAGCCCTGAAGGCGAGGAAAGACTTTGAAGACCTCAAGCGCAAAAGCCCGGCTGTTCGCAAGTGGGCTGATCAGCCTTTGCCTGACGGCCTGCGGGGCAAACCCGCCAGCACCGGTAAAGACAACAACGGTAAGGATCGAGCCCCCTGAGCTTGTCCCGTGCGAGCGCATCAGCGACAGCGATAATGACCTGGCACTAAACGGTGACCTCTGGGCACTGAAGGATCGGGCGGTGAACCTGCTCGACACCTGCGCTGATCAGGTCGACGCGCAGATCCAGCGCAGCAAGAGCAAGTAGGCCGGACGGAGATTAGCGATTCCGGCGCATCCATTCATCAGCAACTTCACCCATGGTCAGGTTTTTATTGCCCTTGATCCATGCCATGAACGGCCGATCAAATTTGAATCCGTTCCCGCATTGCGAGATCAGGAATCGCCGGACGTTTTGAGTGTTGCGGTAGTGCCCGTCGAGCGGGGTGCTGCGGGTGAGAGCGACCGAGTGCCAATCCAATGCCATAACGATTTCCTTAATGATGCCAACCTCTCGATGTAGCGATGAGCATAGCAAGTCGCGTCACGTTTTCAGAGGCTCCCGTTTCATGGCGCGAGAACATAGTGAGTATCAGACATGCCAAGAAAACCCAAAGAAATGTTGCCTCCGCCAGCCCCAGTCACGCCGCCCGCTGTAGATGTGAACGCTGAGGTCGGTCATCTCGACCGAGCCATCACCACCGCGCTCGATGCAGCGAAGGCTGGCGGCCTACCCAACGGCTATATCGTCGCAGTGCTCCACGCTCACGCGCTGAAGCAGACGCAGCTGTTACTCGGTTAACTGAGGTTTTCATGCCCCTGCGACCCCAGAAGCCCTGTAACGCCCAAGGGTGCAACACGCTGACCCGCAATGCGCGGTATTGCGATGAGCATGCCCACCTTGCCAAGCCGTGGTCGACTCGTAACGGTTCCGGTCGTGGTGGCAGGCCGTGGCGAAGGCTGCGTGACCAGGTACTGAAGCGCGACCATTACATCTGCCAATGCGAGGAGTGCAAATCGCTCGACCGAATCCGACCGGCGCATGAGGTGGACCATATCGTTCCGCTTGCGCAGGGTGGGACCGACACACCGTCGAACCTGCGCGCGATCAATCACGATTGCCATGAGGCAAAGACCAAACGAGAGGCGCGCTTCGGCGCCGGCGGGAAACCGTCGTAACCCGAAGGGTGGCAACCTCTGGTCCGCAACCCGACGGAAACATGGCGCAGCTCGCACCGATATGGTGCGATAGGTGATGCCTATGGTGGGGGGCGGTCCAAAAGTTAGGGGCTATTCATACGGACACCGTCCCCCGAACCTGATTTTCACACCCGCGAAATTAAAAGTTCAGGAGTTGCGCGATGGGAGGCACCGCCACGGTCGCCGGCCGTGGTCGCAAACCCAAGCCGACGGCCAAAAAAGCATTGGCCGGAAACCCCGGCAAACGGGCGTTGAATACGGCTGAACCGAAATTCTCTGAGGTAACCAAGGACATCGATCCGCCGGAGTGGCTGAGTGATCGCGCCGCCACGATGTGGAAAATGTTGGTGCCTGAATTGTTGCGGGAGCACGTCATCGCGCTTACCGATCTGCACAACGTCGAGGCGTTTTGCACGGCCTACGACAAGTGGCGCATGGCTGAAGAATCGGTGCAAGAGTTCGGCATCGTGGTCTCATCGTCCCAAGGCAGTCCGATGAAGAATCCAGCGCTGACCGCAGCCAATGAATCGATGCGGCAGATGGTGACGTTCGGCTCCATGCTGGGACTGGACCCCGCGAGTCGCTCACGCATCATCGGAGGAAACAAAGAGAAAGCCACGAACGAATTTGCCCAACTACTGAGCTCATAAATGACCAAAGCCCTGCACCCCAACGTCGACCGGGCGATGGCGTGGGGTAGATCTGTGCTCAGGGGGAAAGTGCCCGCCTGCCGCTACATTCACCAGGCCATACAGCGGCATTTCGACGACCTTGCTGCCAGCCGCAAGCGCGGATATCGGTTCAAGTTCGACCCGGCCAAGGCTGAGAAAAAGCTGAAGCTGATTCAGCTCCTGCCTCACACCAAAGGCGAATGGGCATTCAAGCGCCAGCTCATCACGCTTGAGCCGTGGCAGCTATTTGGGATGGCCGTCACCTTCGGCTGGGTGAAGAAGAAGGGCGGGCACCGTCGGTTCCGCGAAAGCTACTGGGAGGTGCCGCGCAAGAACGGCAAGTCGGTGATCGCGGCTGGCGTCGGCATCAGCATGTTCGTTGCCGATGGTGAATTTGGCGCTGAGGTCTATGCCGGCGCAACCACCGAGAAGCAGGCGTGGGAGGTGTTCCGCCCGGCCAAACTGATGGTGAGCAAGTCGCCCATGCTGATTCAGGCGGCGGGCATCGAGGTTAACGCCTCGAACATGAACATACCATCGGACTTCAGCCGGTTCGAGCCACTGATTGGTGACCCTGGCGATGGTGCTTCACCTAGTTGCGCGATAGTCGACGAGTACCATGAACATCGTACCTCTGCGCAGTACGACACCATGCTGACTGGCATGGGTGCAAGACGACAGCCGCTGATGTTCATCATCACAACGTCAGGCGCGGATATCGAGGGCCCTTGCTACGACAAGCGCCGCCAGGTCATCGAAATGCTCGAAGGCACGGTTCCCGATGACGAGTTGTTCGGATGGATCTGGACCCTGGATGAAGGGGACGACTGGACCGATCCAAAGATGTTGGCCAAGGCCAACCCAAATCATGGCGTCTCGGTGTTCCAGGAGTACTTGGAGAGCCAGCAGGCCAGGGCGATTCGATCTGCGCGCTTCACCAACACTTTCAAGACCAAGCATCTGAACCTGTGGGTGAGTGCGAAGTCCGGCTTCTTCAACATGGAAAGCTGGAAATCCTGCGAAGACACCTCGCTGACCTTGGACCAGTTCGCGGGGCAAGAGTGGATCGCGGGCTTCGACCTGGCGCGCAAGCTCGATATGAACTCACGCGCTCGTTTGTTTTGGCGAGTCATTGATGGGCGGATTCACTACTACAGCGTCGGCCCAAAGTTTTGGGTCCCCGAGGATACTGCTTTCAACAGTGACAACAAGCGGATGAGCGAGCGGTTCCAAGCCTGGATCAACTCCCAGCATCTTGATGTCACCGAAGGTGCCGAAGTCGATTATCGAGAAATCCTCGAAGACACCAAAGAAGCCAATCACCACGCGCCGCTCCGGGAATCACCAATCGACCCATTCGGCGCGACGGGGTTGAGCCATGAACTCGACGATGAGGGGTTCAGTCCGATCACGATCACCCAGAACTACACCAACATGTCTGACCCGATGAAAGAGCTCGAAGCAGCGATAGAGTCGGGACGTTTCCATCATGACGGGAATCCGATCATGACCTGGTGCGTGGCAAATGTGATCGGCAAGAACCTACCGGGCAACAACGACGTCGTCCGGCCAATCAAACAGGGCGACGACAACAAGATAGATGGCGCAGTGGCGCTGATTATGGCGATCGGTCGAGTGCTCATTGATGCAGCACAAAACACGACCGACTCATTCATGGACTCAATTCGGAATCCGATCATCGCATGAGCTTGCCACTGGCTTTTTTTATCCTCACTGCATTGGGCGGGTTCGGCCTGCTTGTCGGTGGCGTGTTTACGCTGCTCGGCACCGGCTGGGCATTGATCGCTGCCGCAGCATCGCTGTTCATGATTTCCGGCTTCATCAAGAAAGGACTGGCAGGTGAATAAATCTCTTTCGCTGGTTCTCGGTAGGGCTGCAGCCAAGCCGATGAAGTCGCTCGGCGACTGGACCGGAAAGGCCATACGCCTGAGCGACGGAGGTTTCTGGGGATCTTGGCTTGGTGGACAGTCGAGCTCCGGCAAAGCGGTAAACGTCGACAACGTGATGCGACTGTCCACTGTCTGGGCCTGCGTGCGCATTATTTCGACTTCGGTTGCCGGGTTGCCGCTGGGAATTTATCGGCGTAAGGGCGATGGCGATCGTGAAGATGCGCGTGATTTTTCGTTGTATGACGTCATCCACAACAGCCCCAATGAGGACATGACTGCGTTTCAGTTCTGGCAGGCCGTCGTTGCTTCGATGTTGCTTTGGGGCAACGCGTACTGCGAGATTCACCGCTCCGGCACCCGCGTCATCGCGCTGGACTTCCTGATGCCTTCCCGCGTCGATCTTGAGGTCGACGACGATGGGCGTCTTGAATATTGGTACCGCCCGAAGAAAGGCGCCCGCAGGCAGATTGCTCGTGTGGATATGCTGCATATTCCGGCGTTTAGCATAGATGGTCGAGTAGGTATGTCGGCAATCCGCTTCGGTGCAGACGTGTTCGGCTCGGCGATGTCTGCCGATGATGCGGCGAACGGCACCTTCAAGAACGGATTGCTGCCCACGGTTGCTTTCAGCGTTGATCGCATCCTCAAGCCCGATCAGCGCGACGAGTTCCGCGAATACGTAAAAACCGTCTCCGGCGCCATGAACGCGGGTAAATCCCCGGTACTTGAGCAGGGCGTGAAAGCTGAAACGATCGGGATCAATCCAGTGGATGCGCAGTTGCTGGAGTCGCGGGGCCATAGCATCGAGGAAATTTGCCGGTGGTTCGGCGTTCCCCCTTGGATGGTGGGTAAGACCGACGCGGGCAGCAATTGGGGAACCGGGCTTGAGCAGCAGATGATTGCTTTCCTGACCTTCTGCATCAGTTCTGTCACCAGTCAGATCCAGCAATGCGTCAACAAGAGGCTGTTGAGTCCTGTTGATCGGCGCACGTATTACTCAGAGTTCTCTTTGGAAGCTTTCCTGAAGGCCGACAGCACCGGGCGCGCGGAGTGGTATAGCAAAATGACGCAGAACGGGATCATGACCCGTGACGAATGCCGCGTTAAGGAAAATCTCCCGCGCCACGGCGGCAATGCTTCGGTCCTCACCGTGCAAACCAACCTGGCGCCAATTGATCAACTCGGCCAGTCATCTGATGGGCAGGCCGCTCAAGCAGCCCTCAAAAACTGGCTTGGCCAGACGCAGGAGTAACCATGCCTCTGAATGTGAAAGCGCGCAGTTTCAACTGTGAGCTGAGCCCGCGTGCGCTCGATCTTTGGAACCCTGACCTGCGCGCGGCGCTGGAGGCAGGGACCAACACCATCACCATGTATGGGGTGATCGGCGAGGACTGGTATGGCGAGGGTGTGACTCTGAAGCGCGTCGACGCTGCATTACGGGCCATCGGCGATAATCCGCTCACTGTCTATATCAACTCCCCGGGTGGAGACATGTTCGAAGGCATCGCGATTTACAACCGCCTGCTGGACCATTCCCAGGAGGTGACGGTCAAGGTTCTCGGTCTTGCCGCTTCGGCAGCTTCCGTCATTGCGATGGCGGGTGCTAAGCGTGAGGTTGCCAAGACAGCATTCTTGATGATCCACAACTGCTGGACCTACTTTGCCGGTAACCGTCATGCGATTCGCGAACTGGCGGACACGATGGAAGAGTTCGACCGCGCCATGATCAGCCTGTATGCAGACACCAGCGGCCTGGACGAAGCGGCAGTGGAAAAGATGCTTGACGCCGAGACCTACATGAATGGATCGAACGCCGTCGAGAAGGGCTTCGCTACCGGCCTGATCTCTGCTGAGGAGATTGAGCAAGCTCCAAGCGAGGACGGAGCTCAGGCGCATTCCGCTCGCAGGCTAGACGCTGCGCTGGCCAAATCCGGCATGCCCCGTAGCGAGCGCCGTAAGCTGATTTCTGAAATCAAGACCAGCACGCATAAAGCTGCTGGCGGCGACACGCTTCGCGCTGTCGTGCCGGGCATGCCTAGCGCTGCCCTTGATGTATCCGCGTTTGAAGAAACCGCAAACCAGGCGTCGGCACTCCGGGGACTTATCCCTAGCTGCTAAACGGCTGACAACGCCACTGATCATCGACCGCCTAATGGCGGTTTTTTCATTTCTAAAAGGACAAAACCATGCCTCAAGATCTTTCTGCAATCGAAGCCTCGCAGAAGCAAACCCAAGCCGATCTGAAAGCCGTCGGCGATCAGATCAAAACCTACGCCGAGCGCACCGAGAAGGAAATCAAGGCCTCGGGCGAAATGCAGGCTGAAACCCGTACTAAGGTGGATGAACTTCTGAACAAGCAGGGCGAGCTACAGGCTCGTATGCTTGAAGCGGAGCAAAAGCTGCTCAACGCAAACTCTGGTCGTGATCGTGGTGAGCGGCAGCAATCTGCTGGTGAGCTGGTAGTGGCAAGCGAGCAGATGCAGGACGTAAATGCCTCGTTTCGTGGCTCCCGCCGAGTCTCCGTGCCGCGCGCCGCCATTACGTCCGTACCGGCCTCCGGTGGTTCTCTGGTTGCGCCTGATCGCCGGCAGGAAATCATCATGCCGCCTGAACGCCGCCTGACGATTCGGGACCTGATCGCACCAGGTACGACCACCAGCAACTCGTACGAGTACGTTCGCGAGACCGGTTTTACCAACAACGCCAAGTCGGTAGCGGAGAACACGGCCAAGCCGTATTCCGAACTCACGTTCGAACTGGTGAATGCGCCTGTCCGCACACTGGCGCACCTGTTCAAAGCGAGTCGTCAGATCCTCGACGATGCCGCTGCGTTGCAGAGCTACATCGATGCCCGTGCACGCTACGGTCTGCTGACTGTTGAAGAGGTCCAGCTGCTGTACGGAAACGGCACCGGTGCCAACCTGCAAGGGCTGATGACACTGGCCGAAGCCTACGCCGCCCCGGCAGGTATCGTCGTGGCTGGCGAGCAGCGTATTGACCGCATCCGCTTGGCACTCCTGCAAGCAGAACTGTCCGAGTTCCCAGCCGACGGCATCGTTCTGAACCCGATTGACTGGGCGGCAATCGAGCTGACCAAAGACGGCGAAGGTCGCTACATCGTGGGTCAGCCGCAGGAGGGTACCGCCGCTCGTTTGTGGAATCGACCGGTCGTTTCGACTCAGGCCATGCAGCAGGACGACTTCCTCACCGGCGCTTTCCGCCTGGGCGCGCAGATCCTCGATCGTATGGAGATCGAAATCCTGATCTCGACCGAGAACGCCGACGACTTCGAGAAGAACATGGTCACCATCCGCGCGGAAGAGCGTCTAGCGTTCGCCGTGTATCGTCCAGAAGCGTTCGTCACCGGCTCGCTCACCGAAGCGGCTGGCGGTTAACCCAACCACCTAGGCGCCCGAGTGGCGCCTTTTGGAGAACTTGTTTATGGCTACTGATACCGAAGAAAAGAAAGCAGCCGCCCGTCGCTCTGTTGCCAAGCCCGAGGACGAGCCGAAGAGTCAGCCCGCAGGGGAGCAGGCGGTCACGACAGTCGAAGTCTTTCCGCTGCGCTCGTACCAGGACGATGGCGAGATCAAGCGCCGAGGTGGGCCCGGCTACAGCGTTCCCAAACGTCATGCCGACCAGCTGATCCTTGCCAGCCTAGCTACGGACAAAAATCCAAAGGCCTGACATGAACGCCATTCCTACTGATCAAGGCATGCAGCACCTGCGCGCTGATGATGATGACCGCGATTATGTGGAGTTGCTCCTTTCCGCCGCCGAGGATAGCGCCGCGCAGTTCATGAATCGCCGGTTCTATGCGGACCCTGATTTATTGGGCGAAGCCGTATTGGATGGAACTGCCGGCGTTGATCCGATCGTGATCAACCCCTCAGTCCGAGCAGCTTGCTTGCTCATCTTGGGCAGCCTTTACTCGAACCGGGAGGATGTGGTGGTTGGTGCTGGCTCAACCGAACTGCCACTCGGGTCTCGGTCGCTGCTTACACCGTATCGAATCGGGATGGGTGTCTGATGAGGGCCGGGGGGCTACGGCATCATCTCATGCGCCAGGCTGTTACCCGGTCGCCAAACGGTTCCGGCGGTTTCGCTGAAGGCTGGGAAGATGTCGGAAAGCTATGGGCTGAAATCACCCTACCAACCGGGCGTACGGCTCCAGTTGCCGAGTCGATTTCAGCCGTCATCACCGCTGAGATCAGAATCAGGACAAAGCGAGATGTTCTGGCGGGGCAGCGGCTTGTCGGTAAAGCGGTGACCTATCTCATCGAAGCCGTTCTGCCAGATAACGATCTGAGCATGACGCGGCTTCTCTGTTCAAATGTTCCTAACCCATAGGGGTATCAGATGAAAGTAATTGCCAAAGCAAATCTTTCTGGCGCTGTCGGCGATCGTGTGCCTGGCGAGGAGTTCACGGTTGACGCTAAGACTGCCGACGACCTGGTTGGGCGCGGGCTGGTTGAAAAAGTAGAGCAGCCGAAGGAAACGAAGCCCGAGAAAACCCAAGAGAAGGGCTGATCATGGCGCGGCGATCCCGCCTCTCCGGCGATTTCAAGTTGCGAAAAACGCTTCGCGCCATTCACCAAACCATGGACAACCATCTCAAACCTGCCATGGAACAGGCTGGACAGCGAGTGTTGGCCACGATGAAAGAACTGGTACCGCGCGATACTGGTGAGGCTGCTGCTGCACTTTCGGTTTTTGTCTCTCGAAGTGGTTTAAACGCCGAAATCGGACTGCGCGGGAAAAAGAATTACCGGCGCTTTTTCTACCTTCGGTTTCTTGAGTACGGAACGAAGGGATACATCGGCGGCAAGCGGGCGGGAAACCGCAATCAGCGAGACACTGTTAAAACAGACGGCTCTCATTGGTTCGGCAAGCATCCGGACATTCCCGCACGCCCGGCCCATCCATGGTTGCGGCCTGCCTATCAGGTAAACCGGGAGGTGGTCTTGGCTGACATCAGAGCCGCCGTGAATGAAACGTTGAGGAGGGCCACCAGCGATGCCTGATCCTTCGGTGGCCCTGCAGCAGGCGCTATACGAGCGCTTGACTGCTGAAGTTTCCGCTCCCGTCTACGACGGGGCACCCATGGATTCGCCAATGCCGTACGTTTCGATTGATCGCGAAATCGCCACGAACGAGCGGCCCATTGCAGGCCGCAAGCGTGAGTCACGGCTGATTTACCTGAGCGTTTGGTCGGATGCCCATGGCCAGGCTGAGGCCAAACTCATTGTGGGGCAGGTCGTCGATGCTCTGGATGAGCGACCGATGGCACTCGCCATCGGTCGAGCCGTATCTGTCCGCGTTATCCAAGCAGGAACACAGAGAGAGCCAGATGGGGTGACTTATCAAGGCTCTGTGACCGTTCGCGTGATCACCACTCACTAACCCAGCCGATTTTGGCTTATCCAATGCGCCTTTGGAGGACTACCCATGGCCGATGACAATCTGAACACAGCCGCCGGCTGCCGAATCTCGATTGGTGGCAAGACTGCTGCAACAACTGAGACCGAGTTCAAAGCTGACACCTATGTCGAGATCGGCGAGATCGAAGACCTTGGTGAGTTTGGCGACACGTTCAGCTCCGTTACGTTTACCTCCCTGCGTGACGGTCGCGTTCGCAAGTACAAGGGCACGGCCGATGCCGGCGACATGACTTTGGCTGTAGGCCTGGACAATGGTGACGCTGGCCAAAACGCGGTGAAGACTGCGCACAAAGATCGAAGCAAGGGTGACTACAACTTCAAAATCACTCTGAACGATGGCGATCCAGCGGCAACCCCGGCGATTCTTCCTACCACCTACTACTACCGTGGGAAGGTCATGAACAATACTGTGGCAGCAGGTGCGGCCGACAACGTGGTGCGTCGCAACATCACCATCGGCATCAACTCGGATGTGCTGGAGATAGCAGCCGGTCCAGCCGCGTGAGGTGATGCATGAGCAAAACTCTTCATGGACACATTGACGTCGTCGTTGGCGACGTCACCTACGAGCTTCGCCCAACGCTGGCGGCCGTTCGGGCGATTGAGTCGCGCCTGAACGGCCTGCGCGGTGCGTCCGCCGCGCTGCATGCGGTGAGTGTCGACGCCGCCGCGATTGTCATCGCAGCTGGCGCGAATCTCGCCGTTGATAAGACGGAAGGGCTTCCTGAGGCCGTCTGGCAACACGGCGTAGCTGAGCTCACACCGCGACTGATTGAATTCCTCGGCGCCTTGTACAACCCGCGCGGCGGTAAGCTGGGAAAGTAGCTGCCGAGGGCATCAGCGCCGTAGAGGAAGGGAGCTACGTTGATCGGTTGTACTCGGTGGCCACCGGCTGGCTCGGCTGGACTCCTGATGTTGCTTGGCATACGCCTCTCCCTGAGTTGTTCATCGCGATGGACGCGAAGATTGAATGGGCGCGTATGACTAGCCCCTTTGCTAGTGCTTCCACACAACCCCCACCACCGCAGAAGCCTGTCGACGTGGCGCAAAAGCTGCGCGCCGCACTCACAGGTCGGCGCAACGGCTGATATTTTTGATTGGAGGACCGATAGGTGGCGGATTCTGACGTCCAAGGCATGCTCGTTCGGATCGAGGCCACTACCGCGCAACTGCGGCAAGAGCTTTCTCGGTCGGAAAGTGCTGTTGCCAGCACGGCTCAAAAGATTGATCGCAGTCTTGCAGACGTTGATGGTGCTTTTGATCGGCTGAATAGCAGCGCAGATAAAGTTGGCGAAACCGTTTCATCGACTTTCGAGAAGATCGGCGCGGGTAACATTGCGGCTGCGGGATCGATTGCCGGTCTTGTAGCACTCACCAGTAGTACGATCGACTACGCACGCGAGGTGAAAAATCTCGCACAGCTTTCAAATACTTCCGTCGAGGACTTTCAGCGCCTGGCATACGGTGCGAAATCAGTCGGTGTTGAACAGGAAAAGCTTTCTGACATCCTGAAGGACACGAACGACCGCGTCGGTGAATTCCTTCAGCGTGGCAGCGGTGAAATGGCCGATTTCTTCAAGGAAATCGCGCCTCAGATCGGGGTGACTGCGGGGCAGTTCGCCAATCTATCTGGTCCGCAGGCCTTGCAGCTGTACTACACCTCATTGGAAAAGGCAGGGCTGAATCAACAGCAAGTCACGACCTATATGGAGTCGATGGCTGACGAGGCCACCGCCCTAATTCCGTTGCTTCGGAATAACGGCAAAGAGTTTCAGGCTCTTGGAGACCAGGCTGAAAATGCTGGCTCGGTAATCTCGGAGTTCAACATCAACCGCTTGGTAACGGCCGGGCAGGCGATCTCAGGGCTAAAAGCGACATTTGCCGGTGTGACCAACCAAATCACCATCGGCCTTCTGCCGGGTATCGAGCAGGCTACTGACAGCCTGCAAAAAATGCGGGACAACGGTGGTGCGAAGCAGCTCGGCGAAACGATAAGTTTCCTCGCAGAAAATGTCGACGTACTGGTGGCTGCACTGGGCGGAAAGCTGGCGGCCGCATTTGCGAAGTTCGCTATTGATGCTGTGACGTCTGCTGGCGTGGCCACCAAGGCCATGCTAACCAACATCGCAGCAACCAAAGCGTCGGCCATCGCGAAAGCGGAAGAAACAGCAGCCTCGGCCAGTTCGGCTGCGGCCAAGCTGAAAGAGTCGGTCGCCGCATACAGTGCTGCACAGGCTATCGAGGCTGAGGCCGCTGCACGGCTTGCAAGCCTACAGGTGGCGCAGCAGCAGATTGGTTACCAGGCACGATTGGCAGTAGGTACCGCCGAGGAGACTCGCTTTTCGGCAGCGCTGGCGGCCATCGAACGTGACTTGGCTGCGGCAAAGGCCGCGGCCGCCACCGCATCGAACCAGCTCGCTGCGGCGACAGCCGCTTCCAGTGCTGCAATGGCCCGCGATACTGCGGCTACAACTGCAAACGCGGCTGCTCAGACACAGGCAGCGGCGGCCAAAAACGTTCTGGCCCGCGCCGGTGCTTCTCTGTTGTCGCTGTTAGGCGGCCCTGCCGGTATTGCCGCGCTTGCCATCGGCGTCGGCGTCGCATTCCTGACCATGGGGTCGCACGCCCAGGCAGCCCGTGCGGACATCAACGACCTGAAACGGTCGGTGGAAGAAGTTCGCAAGGAATTCAACCAGCTCACGCGCGACCAGCAGCAAGGGGCTTTGATTCGTGTAACCGAGCAGCAGAGGGACTCAGCGAAGCGCGCAAGTGATGCGTTTGGTGATTTGCGAACGTCGATGCAACGGGCCCTGATTGGCCCTCGCTCCAGCGAGACAGGATCGAAACAGTTCACCGCGCTGGCGGACAGCCTCGACAAGGCCAGATCCGCCGGTAAGCCATTGTCGGACACCATCCTGCAGGTCGGCAGGCAACTGAATATTCCCCAGTCCACTCTGGATGGGTGGGTGAAGCAAGCCGACAGCGTCAGCAGCCTCGATGTCGAAACCAAGTTGCTGACAGATCGTCAGGACCTGTATCGCAAGCAACTGGACGGCAGCACCAAGTCGACCACGGGAAAGACCGACGCTGATATTGCCGCCGAGAACGCAGCGAAAAACTACCAGCAGACCTTGGACAAACAGCTCAATACGCTGAAAGACAAGACCAAGCTGGAGGAAGCTGACCGGTTCATCACCGAAAACAAAATTGATCCCCAGAGCGAGTTAGCGCAGCAGATCCGCGAAACCGCCAAGGCCGTCGACGCTCAGAAGCAAGCCGACAAGGATGCCACTGATGCGACTCAGAAGAGCAAGGAGGCGCAGAGTAAGCTAGAGCAGCAACTCAAGGCGTCCGCTGACGGCTATGCCAAGCTGAAAGAGCAATTCGACCCTATTGGCGCGGCAGCAGACGAGCAAGCGAAGAAGATCGCGGAGCTTCGGCTGCTCTACCAAAACGGGAAGGTGTCGACGGAAGAGTACGGCCAAGGCCTCAACTGGCTGCAGAAGCAGTACGACCAGGCTGTTGCTTCTGCCAACGGCATGGCGGAAGCGTTGAAATATGAAGCCGACTTGCAGCGGCAACTCGCCAATGCGCAAGCATCTTACGATCAGCTGGTCGCATCTGTCGGGATGGGCAGCAAGGAATCCGAAAGGGCCCAGGCACGGCTCGCGCTGGAAAAAGAAACCAACGACAAGGTCCTGAGCCTGCGCACGGAGTTGGCCACGGCTACCACGGACAAGCAGCAAAAGGAGCTGGAGAATCAGATTGCGCTGACGCAGAAGTATGGTGCGTTGCAGGTCGACGCGATGGTGGAAGGCTATCAGAAAGTCGATGAGGCGCAGGGCGACTGGAGACTGGGGGCGAGGTCAGCATTTCAGGACTACGCCGATGCTGCGAGAGATGTCGCAGGACAAACAAAATCTGCGTTTACTTCGGCGTTCAGCTCCATGGATGACGCCATCGATACTTTCGTGACGACGGGTAAATTCAGCTTCAGTGATTTCACTCGCTCGATCCTGGCCGACATGGCCAAAATCGCCGCACGACAAGCATCGAGTTCTTTGCTCAGTTCATTATTCGGGGCAGGTCTCAACTACTTCACCGGTGGGGGCGGTAACGGACTGGCGGCCGGGTCTGCTGGGGCTACGTCGTCTAATTTGGGCGCCTCCCAAGCAGGTTACTCATCTACCTACTTTCAGCAGGCCGACGGCGGCGCCTGGCTCAACGGCATACAGATGTTCGCCAACGGCGCGGCGTTCACCAACGGCATCGTAAACACGCCAACGGCGTTCGGTATGGCTGGAGGCGGCACTGGAGTCATGGGCGAGGCCGGGCCCGAGGCGATCATGCCTTTGGTGCGATCTTCGGACGGGTCCCTAGGCGTGCGTATGGTTGGTGGGGCTACCGCCAGCGGAACGGTAGTACAGGTCGATGCGCCGTTGTACCTCACGGTGCCGGATCGAAGTTCTGATGGGATGGAGCTGGATCCCGCTGCGCTTCAACAAAATATGCAGAAGCAAATGGTGGCCACTGCTCAAAAGGCGATTGCCGATTCCTGGCGTCCCGGCGGTACCAGCCACCGAAATAGTATCGGGAGAGGCTGATGGCTATCGAGACATTCACCTGGTCGCCCGACGATGAGCCCAGCAGCGACACCACTCTCAAGACAAGGAAGTCTCAATTCGGCGACGGATACGTTCAAGTTTCAACTGATGGACTGAACAGCGAGCAAGAGAGCTGGGATCTGACCTTTGGGGGGGTAAGCGATGAGGTCGTCCCCATTCTCGCTTTTATACGGCGGCATGGCGGTGCCAAGTCGTTTCTCTGGACCACGCCTGAGGGCGTGCTGGGGATGTACCGCTGCGAGACATTCCGGCAACAGCGTAAACCCGGCGGGATCGTTGCGCTCACGGCAACCTTTGAAAGGGCGTATCACCCATGAGCTTGATCACTGAACTGCAGCAGTTAGAGCCTGGTGCCGAAATCCTTCTTTTTGAACTGGATGGGTCTGACTACGGAGCCGATGTGCTCCGTTTCCACGGCCATGCGATCCCGTACACCGCAGCAGAGCTGCTCGCCGCTGGTGCCGATGCCGACCAAATGCCGGCGAAATCAATCTGGTGGCAGGGAGAAGAATACGGCGCCTGGCCGATGCAGATCGACGGCATCGAGGCAAACGGCGATGGGACCGCAGTGCGTCCCACGTTGTCAGTTGGCAACGTGAATGGCCGAATTACTGCGCTGTGCCTGGCTTTCGAGGACTTGCTTGAGTTCAAGTTGACCATGCGGCACACGTTGGCTCGCTACATCGACGCGGCCAACTTCCCCGCAGGCAATGCTGAGGCTGACCCAACTCAGGAATCCATCGAAGTCTGGTACTTGGACCAGAAGACCAACGAGGACGGCGAAACTGTTTCGTGGGAGCTCGCCAGCCCGGGTGATGTGGGTGGCGAATCGATCGGGCGCCAGATGACCACGCTATGCCATTGGTGCCTCACCGGCGGATATCGTGGGCCAAACTGCGGCTACACCGGTCCGTACGTCGACAAGGACGGTAATCCGACTGGCGACCCTGAACTCGATGAGTGCAATGGGTTGCTCACCACCGGCTGTGAACCGCGCTGGGGCGCCAACAACGAATTGCCCTTCGGCGGCTTCCCGGCTGTCTCGCTGATTGCGCGGAGTTGATTATGCTCAAACACATTCTTAAAGCGGTGCAGACACATGCTACCGCAGAATATCCGCGCGAGAGCTGCGGACTGCTGATCAGCATTGGCCGCAAGCAGCAATACATACCATGCGCCAATACCGCTACCGACCCGAACGAAGAGTTCCGGATCGCTGCCGAAGACTACGCAGCAGCGGAAGACCAAGGCGAGGTGATCGGTATCGTTCACTCGCACCCGGACGCGACCAGCAGGCCGTCACCGCGCGATCTCGCAATGTGTGAGGCGACCGAGCTGCCTTGGCACATTCTGAGCTGGCCGGAAGGTGATCTGCGCACCATCTTGCCCACTGGTCACACACCGCTGCTAGGGCGTCCCTTCGTGCACGGCGCTTGGGACTGCTGGCAGGTTTGCGCTGACTGGTATAAGCGCGAATGGGGGCTGGAGTTCGATGCCTTCAAGCGTGAGGACGGTTGGTGGGAGCAGGCCGATGGGCCGAGTCTTTATGAACAGGCCTATGAGGCAGCGGGCTTCGAGCGTGTTGGCACGCCACGGCGCGGCGACATGGTCGTGATGGAAGTAGGGCGGACGAAGCACCCGAACCATGCCGGTATCTATCTGGGTTCTGATCCGGGGCTGCCAGGCGAGTCAGCGGCAGTGCACGGCGCTGGACCATTTCTGCTTCACCACATGTACGGCAAGCCGTCCGAGGTTATCGTCTTTGGCGGACCCTGGCATGATCGAACACGCCTGATCCTCAGGCACAAAGACGCGAAACAGTAAGCGGCGAGGCCGCGGAGGTTCTAAATGAGCATCCAGACTCAAACGGTTCAGCTCGGATTTCGAGCTGGACCTGTAGCCTATTTCTCGAATCCTATTTGTGATGCTGAAAGCTCGCCATCACTTCAGTCACGTTTGAGAAAAATCTTTCTATCTCTCCGACGACTAATGGCTGGAGCTTGAGGGTATGGTCCGCGTGAGCCTCGGTCACACCTTCAGGCAGGCGCCAGTTGAATTTCACGGTGTTTATGATCCCAGCTTTGGCCGGTGCCATGTTCTGCGGCTGCATGGCATACATGTTGGCATACACATCTTGGAGCAGAAGATTCAATGCGTTGATCTGCGCTTCAAGCTGGAGTTGTGACTTTTCTGACACATCGACCTCCTAGGTCATGGTGCCCCGGTCCATGGGCTTGCACGCAAACGGACCGACGCGGCTCGTTGGAGGCGCAACGCTACTACGGGCTGTATCATTTCTGTTACTGGCCTTTTGTCCACACTGGATGGGTAGACAGGCCGGTGCTACCCTCGGCCCTTTCTCAATGAGGGATCATCATGCGAATTTTGATAGGGGCGCTGGCTGTTGCCCTGCTGGCTGGCTGCGTCGGCCCGGGCGATCTGGTGCAAAACGAGCCAAGCATCACAGCCTCCACCAGGAAAGATCCGAAGCGTTACGCCCTTTGCGTATTCCCCAAGTGGCAGAACGCTCGAACCGATTCAACGATGTCTGAGACCGAAAACGGATACCGACTGCTTGTAGCCAGTAACAACATGGCAGACGAGATGCTCGACATCACCAAGACCTCAACCGGTAGTTCAGTTGTTCTCCACCAGCGTATGGCTTGGTCCATGATGCCGGGACGCAGCGCGGTCGAATCGGCAGTGCGATCCTGTCTTTAAACGAATTTTAAACAGCCGCCTCAGGGCGGTTTTTTTATGTCCGGAGCAAACATGGCCGCAACAGCTGCGCAGTTCGACCCAGTCACCACAATCATTCTCACCGGTCCGCTCCGAAAGAAGTTTGGGCGCATGCACCGCCGTCAGCTTGACAGCGGGCGCGCGTGGGAGGCCCTTAAAGCTTTAAATTGCACGCTTGAGGGCTTCGAGGAGGAGATTAAGCGACTCGCCAGACTAGGGATGAGGTTTGCTGTTTTCCGGAATGGGCAGAACGTTGGGGTCGACAGCTTAAATATGGGCGGCACCAGGGAAGTTAAGATCGCCCCAGTGCTTGAGGGCAGTAAGCGAGCAGGCATTCTGCAAACTGTTTTGGGTGCAGTGCTGCTTGTGGCAAGTATCTGGTTTCCTTCTTTGGCTCCTGCTGGTGTCGCTCTTGTAGCTGGCGGCGTGATCCAGATGCTTAGCCCTCAGGCATCAGGGCTTCGTCAGAGTGCCGCGCCGGAAAATCTCCCGTCCTACGCCTTCGGCTCTGCCAAGAACACTACGGCCAGCGGCAACCCGGTTCCGATCTGCATCGGCCGCCGGCGATGGGGTGGCGCGATCATTTCCGCATCGATCTACGCCGAAGACAAAACCTGATTCTGAACTGGATTACCCGACCGCCGACTGGCGGTTTTTTTATGCCTGGAGAAAAGCATGGGCGCAGTTGAACAAATCGACATCCGTGGCGCCAAGGGCGGCAGCAGCAGCCCCAAAACTCCCACCGAGGCTGCGGATAGCCTGCGCTCGACTAACCTCGCCAAACTCCTGATCGCTGTGGGCGAAGGTGAGTTCGACGGAACGCCGACAGCTGCGAACCTCTATTTGGACAACACGCCGATCAACGATGCCAGCGGCAACGTCAATTTCCCGAACGTGAAGTGGGAATGGCGTACCGGCGCGGTGGACCAGTCCTATATTCCAGGCATCCCGTCGGTCGAGAATGAAACGACGGTGAACGTCGAGCTGCGCAGCGACACCTCTTGGGTCCGCTCACTAACCAATACCCAGCTTTCCGCCGTACGCTTGCGTTTCGCTTGGCCAGCTCTCCAGCAGCAGGATGAAAATGGGAACGTGGGTGGCTACCGAATCGAATACGCGGTCGATGTTGCCACGGACGGCGGCGCTTATCAGCAGGTCCTGGACGAGGCGGTCGACGGCAAGACGACCACCCGTTATGAGCGGTCGCGCCGCATCGATTTACCAGCGGCTATGTCCGGCTGGCAGATCCGCGTCCGCCGCATCACGCCAAACCAGAACACCAACAAGATCGCCGATACCATGCTGGTCGCCGGCTACACAGAAGTTATCGACGCGAAACTGCGTTACCCGAACACGGCACTCCTCTACATCGAGTTCGACGCCGAGCAGTTCACAAACATTCCGGCCGTGACGGTGGACTGCAACGGGCGCAAATGGCAGGTTCCAAGCAACTATGACCCTGTCGCGCGCAGCTATTCAGGCGTGTGGGATGGCACCTTCAAGTCGGCGTGGACCAACAATCCCGCGTGGGCGACATTCGGGGTCTGTACGGTAGATCGTTTCGGCCTGGGTAAGCGCATCAAGCCGTTTATGGTCGACAAGTGGGAGCTTTATCGAATCGCCCAGTATTGTGATCAGTTGGTGCCGAATGGCATCGGCGGACTAGAGCCGCGCTTTCTCTGCGATATGAACCTGCAAGGTAAGGCCGAGGCCTGGACGCTGCTGCGCGACATCTCGGCGATATACCGTGGGATGACGTACTGGGCGCAAGGCCAACTTGTGATGCAGGCCGACATGCCGCGCGCGCAAGACTTCGACTACGTCTTCACGCGTGCCAATGTCATCGACGGTAAGTTTTCCTATGGCAGCGCCTCGTCGCAGACTCGCTATACCCGGGCGATCGTCAGCTACGACAATCCAGCGAACAACTACGACACCGACGTGACGGCCTATGCCGACCCGGTCTTGCAGCGTCGGTTTGGTGACAAGCCTGTCGAAATCAGCGCCATCGGTTGCACCCGCGCGTCTGAAGCCCAGCGCCGCGGTAAGTGGGCGGTGATGAGCAACAACCAGGATCGCACCGTTACGTTCAAGACCGGGATGGAAGGTGCAATCCCCCTGCCTGGCTACATCATTCCGGTTGCGGACTCGTTGCTTGCGGGCCGAGAAATCGGCGGACGTATCTCCACTGCGGCTGGCCGAGTTGTGACACTGGATCGTGACACTCAAGCCAAGGCCGGAGATCGGCTGATCATCAACCTGGCGAGCGGCAAGGCCGAAGGGCGCACCGTACAGTCGGTCGCTGGACGCGCGGTTACTGTGACCACGGCCTACAGCGAAACCCCGAGTCCGCAGTTGCAATGGGCGCTCGACGCCGATGATTTGGCGATTCCGCTTTATCGCGTGCTGAGCACCAAACGCACAACCGAGGGCGATTATGAAATCTCGGCGCTGCAATACGAGCCGAGCAAGTTTGCCTACATCGACACCGGGGCTCGACTGGAAGAGCGCCCGATCAGCGTCATTCCGATCACCGTCGTTCCCGCGCCTGCCAGCGTTACGCTGACTTCTAACTCGGCGATCGATCAGGGTATCGCTGTCACCACCATGACCATCACTTGGAGTGCCGTAAACGGCGCTGTCGGGTACGACGTCGAATGGCGGAAGGACAACGGTAACTGGATCAAGGTGCAGCGCACCGGTAACACGAGCGTCGATATCACCGGCATCTACTCGGGCGCGTACCTGGCTCGTGTACGTGCGGTCAGCGCTTACGACATTTCGTCGATATGGCGCTCGTCGATCCTGACCCAGTTGAACGGTAAGGAAGGTTTGCCGCCGGCGGTGACTTCGTTGACGACGGAAAGCCTGATCTTCGGTATCGGTCTGAAATGGACTTTTCCAGCCGGAGCCGAGGACACTCAGCGTACCGAACTTTGGTACAGCGAAGCGCCTCAGCTGGATAGTGCCACTAAGCTTGCCGATCTGGCCTACCCACAATCCGACTACACCATGCAGGGCCTGCGCGCGGGCCAGTCGTTCTTCTTCTGGGCGCGCCTCGTCGACCGCACCGGCAACGTCGGGCCGTGGTTCCCGCAAGCACCAACTGTCGTGAACGGGCAGGCCAGCGCCGATGCCGATGACATCCTGGACTACCTGACCGGCAAGATCACCGACAGCCAGCTTGGACAGGAACTGCTGGGTGAAATCGGCAAGATCGGCGGCGACGGCCCGGGTTCGGTGAACGAACGTCTTGACCAGGTGAGAACCGATCTGAGCGATCAGATCACCGACGTCAGCAACACCGTGACCGAGGTGCAGAACGAGCTGCAGGCGCAGATCGATCAGATCGCGGATCTGGCTGACTCGATGCCGTACAAGGCGGATGAGACCTACACGGCTGGGCAGGGCGTGCTCGGCGCTGACGGGGTCATCTATCAGGCGATCCAGAACGTGCCGGTCAACACGCCGCCGCCAAACGCAACCTACTGGCTCAACGTTGGTCAAGCGGTGCAGACAGCAAACGGCTTGGCCGCGCGCGTCACGACCGCCGAAACCAAGATCACCAGCATTGAGGGCGTGAACACCGCGCAAGCGGGCCAGATCACCGGCCTGCAAACCTCGCTGGACGGCAAGGCCGATTCGTCCGTGGTCAGCAGCCTGTCGAGCCGCGTCACCACTGCCGAGAACAGCCTTAGCAGCCAGGGCACGGCAATCACCGGCCTGAACAACAGCCTGACGACCACCAATCAGAACGTCACCGCGGCGCAGAACGCTGCCAACGCGGCGAACACACTGGCGGGCGGGAAGGGCAAGGTCATTGTTCAGTCGGCCGCGCCGGCGGCTGCCGATCAGTTGGCGCAGAACCTGTGGATCGACACCACCAACAACGCGAACACCCCAAAACGCTGGACGGGAAGCGTGTGGGCGGCTGTTACGGACAAGGCCGCAACGGATGCAGCAGCGGCTGCTGCAAGTGCGCTGACTCAGGTGGCGACCAAGGCCGAAGCTGCAACTGTCCAGGCGTTGAGCAACACGGTTACCCAGCAGGGAACAGACCTGACGGCGGCCGGGAATGCGATCACCAACATCACCGCAAATCTGTCGAGCGTGGGCGGCGAGAACCTTCTGTACAACCCGTCGTTTGAAGTCTTGACCAGTGGCAGCACGAACACACCTGACGGTTGGCTTTTCTCTACTCCTGCTGGTCCGGCTTGGACCGCGACACAGGTCACTTCAGGGCTCGATCCTGCTGGCAAGGCGCTGCGCATTGACGCCTCTGGTATGACTACTTCGACCTATGTAGACACCACTCCAGTCGTAACTAAGCGGCCTTCCGTATCCGTCGGGCAGGTTGTCACGCTGTCTACATATGTGCGAGGCACTGCGGGTCTAGGATTTCAACTTTTCCTGCAACACCGCAATGCTGCCGGGGCAGTCTTGGCGACCGCCTCTCAAAACATCAATCTGCTTTCAGATGGTTGGCAGCGCGTCATCTTGACCAGTGCCGCGCTCCCTGCCGACACCGTGGCGACAACGCCGCTGTTACGCCTAAGACCTAACGCAGCTGGCTCGATTGCGGCTGGCTTCGTGGAGATGGACCGCGCGCAGCTGGAGATTTCAGCAATCGCTACAGGCTGGAAAGATAACGGCCAGGTCGACGCTTCGAGCATTACTGCGCAAGCCGCAGCAACAACAGCCCTCACTGCGCGCGTAACGCAGACCGAAACAGGCCTGACGAGCGTGAGCGGCCAGCTGACACAGCTGACCAACACCGTCGGAGATATGGGCGCTGATAACCTGCTGCCAAATAGTTCGTTTGAGCAGATTGGCACTGATGGCGTGCCTTCATCCTGGCGCCTTGGTAGCAGCGCGGGAATGGTTCCGACCCTGACCATGGTTGATTCGCCTCTGCCGTCCAGCGTTAAGGCTGTGCGCCTTACGAAGGCCGGGCTGACTAACGGGGCATACATCGATATCAACATCAGTTCTACGCCTGCTGACCGCCCCAACGTCGTGGCTGGACTGAGCTATACGCTGAGCGCATACGTTCGCCTGTCGAGCCCGTCTGCGCGACTGGCTATGTACGTTCAGTGGTTGAACACCGCAGGCGCGGTGATATCTACTGCCCAGTTGGCAGAGACAGTGGTGGGGACGACATTCACGAGGTTCTCGTTTACCGCAGTGGCGCCAGCCGGAGCGGTAAAGGCGGTGATTTTCGCTGCTCGCCTGCTGAACCGCTCCGGGGCGACCGCCGATATGTGGATCGAGGTCGATAACGTCCAGTTCGAGCAGAGCGCTTCAGTTACTGGTTATCGGGCTTCCGGCTCGGCCACCGCCACGCAAGCGGCTGCAACCTCTGCCGCCGTGGACTCCTTGACTTCGACTGTCACGCAGCAAGGCACCACGCTGACTAGCGTAGCGGCGCGCACCACGACGCTTGAGAATGCCGTAAACAGCACCACTGACGGACTCGCGACCAAGGCCAGCGCCTCGGCACTTACTGCGCTGACGAACCGCGTCACCAGCGTGGAGGGGGTGAACACTGCTCAGTCTTCGAGCATCACCGACCTTCAAACTTCGGTGTCGACGATTCAGGGGAGCTTGGGCGCTTCGGGACTGGACCCGGCAGAAAATGCAACTTGGAACTTTGACACTACCGCCGAAGGTTGGACGGGTAATAACTCAACGCTGTCATTCCCTTCTCCTGGAGTAATGCGCCAAACGGCGACCGCTGCTGATCCAAGCATCCAGATAGGCGGCTTATCGATTAATGGTGGTCTGTTCACAAAGATCAGGATGTCTATTACTCGTCGCGCAGGAGCTGCAGCCACCGACTGGGACGGGCGGCTGTTTTACGGCACTAGCGGTCATGGTTTTACGTCGTCTTTCCTCAAGGTACTCGCTAATCCCAATCTCGCGATTGGTGCAAGCACGATCCTAGAGTTCGACATGGCAGCACTAACGGTTGGGGGAGCGGACTGGACCTCAAGCACGATCACGACCTTGCGCGTCGATCTGGGGCTTGCGAGTGGTGGCGCGTTTGACATTGACTGGATCGTGGTAGGTCGCGTCGGCCCAGCTGCATCGAGCCGCGCATTGTCTGCTCTTACGTCGACCGTGACCCAGCAAGGCTCGACAATCAGCGCTCAGGCCACGAGCGTTACAGGGCTTCAGTCGACTGTCGGCACGCAGACTTCGCAGATCCAGACGCTTCAATCGACCACTGCCGATTCGGCGGGCAAAATTGCCGCAGCCGTCAGCGTCCGTCTCAATTTGGCGCAGAACGGCTTGCGGTACGTGGCAGGATTCGGCATCAGTCTGGACAATAACGCCGGAGTGGTGCAGTCACAATTCGTTGTAGCGGCTGATCGATTCGCAGTAATTCGCGATGTCGCAGGCAACGTGACCTCGCCATTCATCATTGAAAACGGGCAGACATACATATCGGACGCAGTGATCAAACAGGCCACTGTTACGAATCTGCTGGTATCTGCGGACATCAACTCGTCAACCCTTACGGCTCAAGGCCTGCCAGTTATGCAGCTGATTACGAGAGACCCGAACATCATTATGAGGCACCCGAATAACGGGAACTACATACAGATGAACCCGTCAGGAATGTACCTTTTTTCAAACGGTATAGCAGCTATTGAACTGAGCCTTAACTAGAGGTGGTTTTGTGGCAGGATTAAGGCTAAGAAGGCCAGATAATGGGGCGGTGATCCTGGAACTCACAGACCGGATCACCCGCATTTTCGGAACAATACTGATCAGCGCGGGGAACGTATCTTCTGGATATAACTTCCCCGGCGTTGAGGGAACCCCCTGGTACTTCATGCGCTTTCCCCCTGGCGTAGATGTGTCGGGGGGTTATCCTGCGTCTACAGCCATCGGTCTGTCTGGTACAGCGTTGACGTGGAGTAACATGCCCGTGGGGACTCAGATACTGGTGGGAGTCTATTAATGCCAACGGTAAAGTTCAGAAACCAAACCGGAAACGTGACTATCGATGGCACCTATCAAAATTTAGCGTTGAGGGCCAAAGGGAGCATCACTACCACTCCAACAAGTATTCAGGGTCTTTCTCAGTTTTACTTGACCCTACCCTGCGACCAAGGAGTTTTAGCTTTCAGGTGTCAGAACCCATGCGCCATATTCGGAGTGACCTATTCTGGCGGAAATGCCACCTACCAAATTTGCACGACGGGGGGTAATGCTGTTGTCGATTACTGGCACTTCGATCTTCCACAGTACACGGCTGGACCTACAAACTGGCCAAAGTTGATAGTTAGAGACCCCAGTAACGGAAGGACAATTTTTGACTCCCGCTTAAACTACATGCGGGTTATCGACTTTATCCAGCTAGACATCAATAACAACGCGAACCCTAACCCTTATTCAGCGAACTACGCTGGTAAAGTACCAGCTATCATTCAGGCCAAGCGTGGCTGGCTAATGTTGGTAGAAATCTTACCGGGTGCTCCTACTATTGCGGTCGGCGGATGGACTTCCAGTTTTGTGTCTACCCCATCAACCCAATGTAACTTTTACAAGAACCTAGGTTATTACAACTTTAACGACCGGCCCGCGAACTCTCAGGGCTACCCGTCTGCGGAATCAACCCAGTCTTCGTACATGGTTGTCGATGTTTCCAATTTCTAACCAAGACACTGACCATTTCGGTCGCCTCGCCGGAGATTTAATATGCAATTCGCAATCGTGAACTCATCGAACAATTTCGACCCAGTCAACAACGACCGGTTTGCCACTTTCGAGGATGCCGAAGAGCGAGTGAAGTCCATCCTCGCCGTTTACCCAACTCAGACGATGTCGGTCGTCTCGATCATCAAGACCTATCGCGCCGAGGTGACCATCACAGCCGAGGACGTTCCCGAGCAGGATCAGCCTGCCGAGTAACGCCCCGCTGACCCACTGCCCGCCGAGTGCGGGCTTTTTTTCGTCTGGAGAAAGTGATGGACGTGACTGAAAAAGATCGTGATGTGCTGGCGCGAACCCTGTGGGGCGAAGCACGCGGGGAGGGGCTGGCGGGTATGGTGGCCGTAGCCTGGACGATCCGCAACCGGGTCGACGACGGCAAGGACAGATCATGGTGGGGCGAGGGCTATGCCGGCGTCTGTCAGAAGCCATACCAGTTCAGCTGCTGGAACAAGAACGACCCGAACTATCCATACCTGAGTGGCGCGAAGCCGATCCCCGCGGCTGAGTTCACGATGTGTCGTCTCGCTGCCGAGCAGGTCATTGGTGGGCTGAAGCCTGACCCAACCGGCGGCGCGACTCACTATTACGCGACCACCATGCCGAAGCCACCGGCCTGGGCTGCGAAGGCGAAGCAGACGCTGAAGCTCGGGCACCACATCTTCTTCAGGGACGTGCCATGAGCCCAGCTGCTGCGCTTTATCTGAAGATCGGCGGCGCGCTGGCGGTCCTCCTCAGCATCGCGGCGATTCTCTACGGCGCCTATCACCACGGCGAATTGGTGGCCGATGCGCGCTGGCAGCTGAAATGGGCCGATCAGCAGACACTTCAGGCCAAAGGCCTCGCCGCTGCTACGTCCGAAAACCGAACCGAAGAACAGCGCCGCCAGACGGCGGTCAACCAGGTGGGAAATGATGCGAGACAACAACAGGCTGTTGCGACTGCTGACGCTGTCAGTGCTGATGCTGCTGGCGACCGGGTGCGCGACCAAGCAGGAAAACTGGCTGCCAGCGCAAGTTGCACCACCGGCGATCCCGGCGCTTCCCAGCGAAGCGAAACAGCCACTCGCGCCGCAATGGTGCTCTCCGACCTGTTCCAGCGCGCTGACAAAAGAGCGGGAGAACTGGCAAAAGCTTATGACGCCGCCCGAATAGCGGGATGGGCCTGCGAGCAATCTTACAAGTCAGTAGCGGGCGATCGTGGCGGGTAACAGAGATTGAACAGCCTCTATCAGCGTATTGATAGGCCATGGCTTCTGAAGGTAGGTCACGCCCTCCGGAATGGATGACGTATCAAGTTCGTAGCCGCTGGTGAGAATGACCGGTACGTCAGGCCATTTATGTCGAACCATAGACGCGAGCTCCGCACCTTTAATCTGGCCCGGAACGCCATGGTCTGTGATGAGCAGTGAGCATTTTCCGCGGGATTCCACGACATGCATCAATGCATCGTCCGCTGTAACAAACGTCACAGTTTCTGCCTCAACGTCCACGAGGAGCTCAGTCATCAGCGTTCGTAGAAGGGGGTCGTCTTCGACAATCACGATCTCCCTGGCCGGGGGAAAAGTCTCCGTTCGGTCCGGTTTCACGACGTCCTCCAAACATGTGTGCCAGGCTGATTCAAAGCTCGCAGGGAGAAAAATAGCAGCCTTTCAGACGGTCAGCTACCGATGTTGCCGACAAATAATCTGTGCTAGTTAGGGCTTTTCACCAAATCAGCTTCTGCGGCTCAGTGCATGCCGTGCAACTCAGCTCCCCTAATCGTAAATTCACGGCGTTTTCGAATAGCACATACAGCGCTTCAATCTCAAAATCATACAACCCGCTTAAAACCTCAAAGCCCCGCACGACACCTTCGGCGAGCAAGCCAGACTGAACGACAGTATTGTTATCACTGGCGTCATTTATTAACTTTAAAATCCGGAGACACTCAGCCTTCACTGAACCTGGCAGGTCATCTTGATCTAGGATCATCGCTGCCTCCGTTTGAAGGAATCGAGTTGTACTGTGGGTATAGGCTATTTGGAGCGCTTTGCGGTTACCACTCGGCATATCGGGCACTCTGCTATCGCGCCCATATTGCCAGCATTGCCGTCACGATCCATACACATAAAATGCCGCCCACACGGATTTGGGCGAAACCATGGACCTTCGACTTGCTGGGTTATCCTTTCTCCTGACCCTCACCTGGGTAGGCATCGTCCTGAGCCTGTTCTGGATCTACGTCTGATCCCTCCGTCGCAAATCACCTCATACAGTATTGACCCGTGCCCTGTGATTCTCATTAACTGGACGCATATACAGTATTGAGCGACCGCCATGCATTTTCTTGTAACCCCTCGCCGACGCCTTGGAGTGGCACTGACTGCGAAAGAGGTCAGAGACGCCACGCCTATAAAGGGTGACGTGCAGATGAATGAATCGGCCAACAGCACCTTGGGTCGTGTAACGGTCGAGGCATTCATCATGAAGACGGGGGACGGACCTGACATTCTGCCGCGACTGCTGGACGCCAAGGTAACAGGTCTGGGGACGACGGGCTTGAACATCACCGGTGTCGAGGAGGTAGACGGAGCTTTCTATTTCCAATCGTGGTGGTGCCGTTTTGCGTGAGGGAGCCGACCATGCTTGAAGATCAGGCGAAGATATCCCTCGATGAGCTGCTCAACATCCGCGCGCCTGGCACATACCTGATAAGGGTTGAAGGCGACAGCATGGAGGGTGCCGGCATCTTTTCCGGCGACATCCTTATTGTCGACAAAGGGCTGGACCCCGCAGCCGGAGACATCGTTATTGCGCTGATCGACCGAGAGCCTACGGTGAAGTATCTGACGTTTACGGCCGGGATGCCGGTGCTCCGATCTGCGAACCCGAAGTACCCTCCGCGATTTATCCTGGAGAACAACGAATTCGAGGTTTGGGGTGTGGTCACCTACAGTATCCGGGACCACGACAGAAATTGAGCATGGGCATCAAGGACTCATGAACGCTTTCAAAAAGGCGGTGGCTGGTTGCTTGGATCGGCCAGCTTTACCACCATGTCCTGAAGGTGCCGGTTCTGCTGATACAGCTGCTGGGTAGTCTGGCTTAGGCTCGACATCTCGCCGATCCGCATCACTAAGGATGTCTGTCCCGTTGCCGCGATCTGCCTCCGTAAATGATCACGCTCGTCGGTGACGGCGGTTAGCATCTCGACTAGTCGCTCAACATTTTGGCGATGCCGTCCTACCTCTTCCCGCAGAACCTCGTTCTCAATTTCGATCAGTTGCACGTTCTCGGCGTCGTAGTCGGTGCCCAT